ACTAATGGTAAGCTGTTAAATGCTGAAGCAGCGCCGGTAAAGCTGTTGCCCATACCAGCCAACGAGCTCATCATACCAGTCATCTTACCAATGGTGTTTTCAACTGCTGCTGTGAAATTTCTAACGCCTGCTATAGATTTTTCTGTAATAGCTGCTGCACGTTTGCGTTTTTCTTCTTCGTCTTCAATAGCATCAGCAAGAGCTTTACGCTTTTTGATTTCTTCTTCTTGTGCTTTGTTTAATTTGCCAAGATTTTTTCCAGCTTTGTCTAGGCTGTTATAGAATTTTTTAAGTTCAGCTTCTAGTTGTTTTTGATTTTTAATGTCTTTGCCAGACTTGGCAGCTAGGATTCCAATAGCCGTGACTAGTTGCTTGAGAGTTGCCTCTGTGGCTGCATTGTTTAACTTTATTGGCGTGCCGCCAAAATCACCGGTTACTTCGGCCATTTAATAAATCCCAGAAAAATGCGCATATAAATACTAGCGTATGATAATTATTTATCGGAGATTAAAATGGCAGAAATAGCACAGACAGTAATAGAAAAACCAGCAGGAAACCCTCTTGCGAACTACTTTAGACAACCCAAAATTTATATCAGGCTTCCGTCTGAAGGACAGTTCTATCCACAGGGAGCATTGGACCTTAGCGCCACTGGTGAGTACGCTGTGTTTGCAATGACTGCCAAAGATGAGCTGTTGTTTAAAACACCAGATGCTCTAATGAACGGACAAGCTACTGTAGAAGTAATTAAAAGCTGCGTACCAGCAATCAAAGATCCTTGGAAGATGCCCAGCATCGACGTGGATGCTGTGTTAGTTGCTATTCGAATTGCCACCTACGATAAAAATATGGACGTTAGTGCTAAATGTCCAGAGTGCGGCACACTTAATGACTATGAATTTAATCTGCTAAACTATCTAGAACAGATGGGCAGTTTTAAATTTAATGCTAGAATTGAAGCTGATCCTTTGGTAGTTAACATTCGCCCTTACAACTATCAAGAAACTACTAGAGCAGCTATCAAAGCCATTGAGCAACAGAAGATTTTTCAAATTGTCAATGACGATTCTCTCAGCGAAGAAGAAAAAATCAACAAGTTTGGTTCAAGTTTCTTAAAGCTAACAGAGCTAACAGTCGAAGTTATCTGTGGATGCATTGCCAGTATTGAAACTCCAGAAGGAGTTGTCAGCGATCAAGCACAGATCAAAGACTTTATCAACAATGCGCCTAGCGATATTTTTAACAAGATCAATGATCACGTTAATGCTATGCGCAACGACATTGAAATGAAAACTCAAACCGTAGGATGTTCTGATTGTAATCATCAATATCAAATCAGCATCACTATGGACCAATCAAATTTTTTCGCAGTAAGATCTTAAAACTCTCGTTGCCGGAGATCTTACAGGAAGCCAAAAAACTTGACAAAGAGGCTCGAGACATTAAGAAAGACGTTATGAAGTTGTGTTGGTATATGCGGGGTCTTTCTTACAGTGAAGGTATGAATTTAAGTTTTGAAGAACGAGAGATTATCGGAGAGATAATAAAAGAAAACTTAGAAACTACAAAGAAAACTGGATTGAACTTCTTCTAATAAAAAAGGGCTCTAAGAGCCCTTTTTGTTTATGCTTGTTTTCTAAACAAACTAAATCCTTCTGCTACTACTTTACCTTTTTTCACAGCCGATTCACTGTTAGGGCCCATCAGTCGCTCACGATCAGCATCAATCTCTGCCTGTGTTGGAGCTACCTTTTTAGCACGAGTCTTTTTAACTGGCTCTTTGGCAGGAGCTGCTGCAGGAGTTTCAGGCGCTGGAGTAGCTGCTGGTGCTGCTGTTGTAGCAGGAGCCGCTGCCGGCGCAGCCGGTTGCGCAAGACTTTTTTGTAGCAGTTGTAGAATACGCTGCTTGCCCTTTTTATCTAATTGATTAACCTGTGCTTTGACCTGTGCGTACAGTGTTTGTCCTACTTTCTCTGAACTTTGTCCAGCTGTGGCCTGTGCAGTTTTATCTAGTGCTGCGGCTGCTGCGCCAGTTTGTGCTTTAGCAGGAGCAGTTCCAGCGGGACCTTGTGCATTAATATCTTTAGCAGTTTTTGGTGCTGCTGTTTTTTCTGGCTCAGCAAATGCTTTGGCTTTAAATGCTCTATTCAATCCTTGTTTGATGCCCTGTGCTGTGGCATTTGGTTTTGCAGCCTTTTTGTCTAGAGGTATTAGATCTCCAGTTTCTCCATCAAACTTGCCTCCAGCGGCCTGATGTGCTGCACGTTCAGGTTCAGTTAAAGGTTTGCCCGTTGTTGGATTCATAGGTACATCAGGATCACGAGGAGAAGCAGCAGGTTGTTCTCCACTATAACCAGTTTTAAAGCCAGCTTTAACGTCTTTGCCAATATTAGCTACGCCTCTAGCAACTTTGCCCACACCACGGCCTAATGCTTGTGCAATAGGACCTTCATCTAGCTGTTGTGATTCTATTAATAGTTCAGTGATTTTCATAATTAGGGTAATTCCGATATATCATTTATTTATTGTAAAGAAAGAGCTAAAGCTCTTTTGCGTTTTCGCTTACGCTCAACGCATTTTTTTCTTTCTTGAATAATATCGAAGTTGTGAAGGTATTATTAACTGCGAAGCAGTTTAAGTATTATGCAGATTGTTCAGTCACACTTAACCCAGAACCGGGTTAAGAATGTAGCATTATGCGAGTTGCACAGTACACATTAGCGTTACAACAATTACAGAGGCGGTCAGCCGGTACCTCGAGTTGCGTCTTAATTCTGACGGTGGACTAATACACATACGCTAACATATGTACTAATCTAAGGGTTTTTCTCCCTTCTTTTTGCCTTTTATATTCTTTTCAAACAGCAAAATCGCAGGTCTTAGATAGCGATCGACATCCAAATGGGTAGTTGCTGAGTACTTTTAGCGGCAAAAGATTTCCGTCCCTGCGTAATTAAACCAGGTATAAGGGCGCACGATATAAGCCTGCGCTTAGCCAAAAACCGCTTTTATTTTGCCTTTGATTGTTCTAAAAGACGCTGCCTAAGTATGTTTGAGCCGCCTACTCTGACATTTATAATACCATTATAATAGTCATCTGTTTCTAAAACTCTGCGTTCAAACTGCTCTCTAGCCTCTAAATAACTTAGTTCTGCCTTAGATTTACAAAGATAAAGTATTTCTCTTGTGAATTTTTCCGGACCTAATGCTTGGACGTCTGCGTTTAACCTATCAGATGAACCCCAGTAGTCGCGCCAATCGCTTTCTACTACAGATCTTCTTTTAAGTTTTTTGCCTTTGAGTGGTGGTTTAGTACGTTTAAATTGTGCTAGTTTCTTGCCTATGTACTTTTGCCCGGTAGTTGTGTTCGTGATGAGGTAAACAAAGCCAATGTAGCCTTCAGGTATTTCGTTTACTGGTTGATTTTGATACGTCCATTGCACTCACTTAATTACCTTAGGCGGTCTGCCTAACTTGCCTTTTCTGGCTGCTTTTCTTTCTTCTCGTTTATCTTGTATTTCTACTCGCCTTTTACTTGCCTCGTTGCGTATTTCTGAAAGCCAATAGCGTGCCTTAATGCCTGCTTCGTCTGAGCCTTTATATTCAAATCTATCCTGCCACTTAAAATATTCCTGAAAAGCAGCAATCATTTTATCGTGACTATCGGTACTCATTGTACAATTTCGATATCATTACTGTAACTAGTAAACCCGTTTTCTTTAATAACTTTCAGCACGTGGTTTACACGACTAGTTAAATCGTCTCTGTGAGAAATTAAGAATACATTCTTATCACGCTCACGAGTCATACGTTTTAGTACTGCAATACTTGATTCAACACCGCTGGAATCCATACCTGAGTCAACTAGTTCGTCAATGAATAACAGGTTAATACTGTGATATAAGTTTTCCCACACATCACGGAATGCCCACGACATACTTAAAATAAGTCTATTGCGTTCGCCTCGACTTAGATTATCAAAGTCTAGGTCTTGACCCAGTTGTGTAATTAACACAGATAGATCATTTTGAAACTCAACAATGTGCGGCAAGCCAATTTTGTCAAGATAATATGTTAGACGTTGATTTAAGAATGCTAAGTTTTGATCAATAATACGTTTACGTACAAACGAATCTTTGTTTGTCAGCAGTTTGTACAAGAACTCTTGATGTTCTTTAACTCGAACTAGAGCATTAACCGCTTCCCAGTCAATTTCTTGCACCGCAGTTTTCTTTAGTTCTTCAATCTGTTCCAAGTACGGATTGATTTCAGCAACCTTTACAGTTAATTCTTTTTCTAAACTGCTAACTGTGTTTTTATGATTCAATGCTTCTTCTAAAGTGTCATACTGAACCTTAGGACAGTCGCCTAACTCGCCTAGTTCTTTTAAGGCTAGCTCAGTTTCCATAATAACTTCGCCTAGATCTTCAAAAGCCACACTAGCATCACCAAGTTCTTTTCTAGCCGCTGCTAACACTGCTTCGTGTTTAGCATCGTGAAACTCTTGACCACAAGTATGACATTGATGTTTTTCTAAACTAGCAATTTCTTTTTCTAATCTTTCACATCTCTTGCGCTCTTTGTCTTGTTCAAGTTTAGATCTCTGCAGAGCAGATGTTAAATCGTTAATGTCTTTACGTTTTTGATTGTATAAATTTAACGCTTTGTGTGCTTCTACTTCAGCCTCTGCATCTATATGACTTAGTAGGTCAATGCTCTTTAAAATATTTTCAATATTTTTTTCTTGAGTATCATCCCAAAGACGCTGTTTGCGCTCTAAGGCATCGATGCTCTGTTGAATGCGTTCGTTACTGGCCTTGACTGTTTCAATTCTAGTGTTTTCAGTAGCAATAGCATCTTTACTTAATCGAATCTGTTCTTTGAGATTCTCCGCTTTTTCAGAAAGCAGAGTAATACCCAATAACTGTTCGATAATGTTGCGCTGATCCGCTGCCTTCATAGACAGGAACGGTTCAGTGTAGGTGTTTAATGCCACAAGATGTTTAAACATTTCGTGACTCATTGAGATCATTTCTTCGATAGCTTTTTGTGTTTCGCGACTATCGCCCTGACTTTCATCTAAATCTTCTAGATCTTGTTCTTGACCGTTAATGCTAAATCGCAAGATATTAGGCTTACGACCACGTTCGATGTGATATTCTTGTCCATCTTTTTCAAACGTAACTGTACACAGCATACCTTTGCCGTTGATCTTGTTAATAAGATTATCACGTTTGATATTTGTTAGGGCTTGCCCATAGATAGCATAGCTAAGACCGTTAATAATAGTAGTCTTACCAGTACCATTACGAGCACCGCTGTCATCTCCGCCCAGATCCATATTCTCGCCTAGAACTAAAGTAAGTTGACCTTTGTCAAAATCAATAGCTTGGGTTTGATTACCCACACTCATAAAGTTTCTAACAGTTAAATTCTTAATTTTTATCATTATGTTTTATAGATCCTGATAGATGTTTAATAACAGGCCTTTGTCATAGCTGTCGCTTTCAATAGCATTAATTTGATTCATAACAATAGTGTCAACGGATTCAAAATTAATATCAATAGGCACAGCATTAGATTCTACTTCTACTTTTTCTGGAATTAGCATTAACTCTCGCAGATTGTACTGCGGCATAAACTGTTCTTTAATAAAGTTAGCTTCTTCAAAAGTAATTGGTAGGTCAATAGTAACACGACAATGCATTTTATCACGCAATAATGCATCGGGTGTATCAATAATTTGACTTAATTTATATGTTCTATAAACTGGCTGGCCCGGCCAAGTTTTATATTCTGGCTTGCCACCCCACTCTAGAATCATCATACCGCGATCGTCATCACCTGCGTCTGCATAGTTATGAGGAAACGCATTACCAATGTATGTAACATTGCCTTTGCTTTGACGTTTATGGAAGTGCCCACTAAACACATACTCTTGATGACCAAAGTGATCGGCCTGTAACTGTCCGTGGTCGGGCATCTGAACCATTGCATTCATATAGAATAGCGGAAGTTCTAAGTGGCCAAACAAATATCTACTTTTTAATTTAGGAATTTCTTTCCATTCATCGCCTACTAACCAAGGCATAATAGTTACATCGCCCTGTGTTAGTGTTTCTCTAATAGGTACAATGTTAGGAAACAGTCGCATAAACTCAACAGAGTTAATTTCACGTTTGTCTTTATAGAACAAATCGTGATTGCCTAAAATAAAATAGACTTTTTCAAAACTTTGACTCAGTCTTTCTAAGTTGCTGACAGTATAGTTCATTGTACTTACGTCAGTAGTTGAACGATTGTGATGCCAGTCGCCTAGAAAGATTGCAGTTTCGCAACCTTCTGCCTTGGCAGTTTCACAGAACCAAGTAACAAATTCTTCGCAGTCTTGATTGTGTGTACGGCTACCGCTTTTAAGTCCAAAGTGTATGTCAGTAAAACAAGCTACTTTTTTAAATAGATTCATAGATAAATTATACTACCTTAAATTGGAAAGATCAATCGAAGTCACTGCCGCCGTCAACCGTTCCGCCGGTAACTGGACCAGCAGCGGTATTAACACTGCCACCGGCATTTTGACGAGTCCAACTTGGATTCATACCGTTCATTTCCAAGATATCATCTCTAATGTTCTGGTTACGTTTTTCGATGTTGATGATGCGTACAAAACTATTTGTGACAGCAGCAGTATAATAAGCAAAAGGGTTATCACTCTTAGATTCGTCAAATTGTAAACCAATCTGAGTAAGCTGTAAAATGGCTTGGCCACGCATTTCATCATTGTAAGTATATCCACGAACGTTTCCTCTAGTTGCATATCGCTCACATAATTTTAAAAACATACGGGCTAAGTTGTTGGTCATTTGCCCGTGCTCTTTACAAAACTCGCCTTTTACTAAATCGCCTTTCCAGTGACTTTTACCTACTAAGATTAGATTGTTTTTTTCATCGAACTTCCAATGTTGGAAAGGAGGAAAATTAACTTTCTCGTGACTATCTGCAGTATTTTTTAATGTTTTCTTGCGACCAGGAGCAAGCGGGATATGCTCAAAAGTCATAACACGAAACACTACATCTTCTTTTTTAATAGTTTTATAATCAATTTCAAATTCTTTAGCTGGCAATTTTTTTCCGCCTGCAAGTACAGCAGCCTCGTGAGCTAATTTAGCTAATCGACTAGCACGATTTCTTTTGGCTTCTGCAATAGTACGAATATTAATTTTTTCTAACGTTGGTACAATTAAATCGTAATCCTCATATGCTTTATCTGTGTAGTAACAGTAGGTATTTTTGCTGCGATGTATCTCTTTTAATAAATCTTTGTTAGTTAAGTACTTGATTTTAGGTACGGTAGTCATTAGTTATAATTCTCCTATTAGTAATATAATAGCACATTTTGTCAATAATAAATAGACTATATGACAAGGAAATCTGCTCAAAATGGCTTTAGAAATTAATCCAATCGCACAGTTAGTAGCTTCTGTTTCTGATAACTTAACCAAAGCAAGCAACGAAGCACAGGCTAAGCTGTCTGGATCTGGAACTGACCTATTAGGAAAAATTGGTCTTGATGGCAAGATAAATGCGCTGTCTGGCGGGATTGGATCTGGATTAAACGGATTATCGGGTCTTGCAGGCCAAGCAAGCGGCCTTGCAGGCCAAGCTTCAAGCCAAATAAGTGCATTAGGTAATAGTCTTCCTGGTGTAACAGCATTAGGTGGCATAGGCAATCAAATTCAAAGTACCATAAGTGGCGGCATCAGTTCTTTACAGTCGGCAGTTGGATCGACTAGTAATATTGCAGCAGATATTTCGGGTGGTTTAAACAAACTTACCGGCGGTAATCTTGCCGGCGGGCTGATGAGTTTAGCAGGTTCAATCTCTTCAGCAGCGGGTATGCTTAACAACATACTTAGTTTAAAACGAGGAGCCAACCTTCCATCGGGAGCAGAAGCATTTATTAAACAAGGCACTGCAATTAAATTGTCGCCGGGCGCAAAAAATGATTGGCGTGTTAGAATTAACTGTCAGTGGAGTATTTTTAAAAGCCCATTGTTTTCGTTATTAGAAAACACCGGAGGTGTAGTTTGGCCATACCTTCCAAATATAACAGTATCGACGAAAGCAAACTACACAACTATTGATCCATCACACGGCAATTATAGTTTCCACGCTTATAAAAGTAGCGTAGTTGATGACATTACTATTGCCGGTGAGTTTAGTTGCGAAACAGAAACAGATGCTGCGTATTGGATTGCGGCAACAACATTCTTTAAGACAGCAACTAAAATGTTCTTTGGTCAAGGAGAGTTTGCAGGTAATCCTCCGTTAATCTGTAACCTAACAGGTTATGGCGCAAGTATTTTTGACAAAGTTCCTGTGATTGTTAAAAGTTTTTCTGTAGATTTAAAAGACGATGTTAACTATGTTCGTTGTAATACCTTTGGAACAAATACCTGGGTACCAAGAATGAGTACCATCACAGTTGTAGTATCTCCTGTTTACAATAGACAGAGATTACGTAAATTTAATTTACAGGATTATGCTCGTGGCAAAACAGCTGATCCAAACGGAGTAGGATACATTTAATGGCAACTTATAGTTATACATCGCCGTGGAGCGATACTCCCCAAAATTCTTTGTATCTCGAGTTACTTGAGATTAGGCCAGTGCCGGCAGAGGATGACGATTATAGATATGTGATCGAGAATCAATATAAACATAGACCAGATTTGTTGGCCTATGACCTGTACGGTAATGCTAAACTATGGTGGGTATTTGTTCAACGAAATATGAGTGTAATCAAAGATCCTATCTACGACTTTACTCCAGGTACAACAATTTATCTTCCTAAGAAATCAAATCTTGAACGTTTTTTAGGAGTTTAAGATGGCTACTTTTGCAGAGCTTACAAAACAATATATAGCTGTAAATACCGATACAAATAAATTAAGAGAAGCACTTGCTGCCGGCACTTATAGGCAAGATGCCACAAGAAGAACTATAGTTTTTTATAAAGGAGTTTCTTATCCGTATGATAATTTGCTTTCTCGCATACAAGCTGGAGCAAAAAAAGAACAAGAATTACAAACTTTATTAAATTCTCAAGCTATAAAAGAAAGTAATGCTTCTTCTTTGTATAAACCTGTAGTTAAAAATACAACAACTTCTAAACCTTCTAACTCGTCAAGTCTATTAAAAAATTTAGGAGTTGCTGCAATAGCCGGTACTGGTTTAGTTGGAGTTGCAAATTTATTAAAAAAACCAGACGGCACACCAGCAGAAAAAACAGCTACTAATTCAATACTATCGATAGGTACAGTACAAAATATTACTAATTTGTCTGTGTCTAAAGCTACCGATTTTATAAAATTTGGCCAATCAACGGTATTACCAAATCCTACAAAAGCGGCAATAGCTACAGTAAAAAATTTGCCAAGTGTTGTGGCCAATCCTATGGAGCAGTTTGCTTCGTATTCAGTGTTATGGACATTGGCGTGTCTAACACCTCAACAGTTTAACAATCCGTCGAGCTATAGAAAAAATACCGGAGATTTAAAAAATATTGTATTTTCATCAGGCGGACGATTTGACAGCCAACGAGCAAATACATTTTTTGGAAAACCAGAATACTACATAAACAATTTTCAAATGAATTCTGTTATTGCTGCTACAGAAAAAACTGGAAACAGTAATGCTATCAAATTTACATTTGATATCTATGAACCGTATAGTATGGGATTGCTTTTGCAGAGTATGCAGAACGCCGCAGTTCAAGCAGGGTACATTAGCTACCTAGATAATACTCCATATGTGTTAAGAATGGACATACAAGGTTATGACGAAACTGGTATAGTAATCAAGTCAATTAAATCAAAGTTTTTTACTTTAAAATTGACCAATATGTCATTTAGCGTCAATGAAGGCGGAAGTGTTTATAAAGTTGAAGGAGTTCCCTATAATCATCAAGGTTTCAGTGATGTTATTAATACTGCATACAACGATCTAAAAATCTTTGGAGATAAAAAAGGAACAGTTGGAGAAATTTTATCTACTGGTAAAAACAGTTTAGTTGCTGTGTTAAATCGCAACGAAGAAAAATTAAAAAATGAAGGCAAGATAGGAATCCCTGATCAGTATTCTATTCAGTTTCCTAAAAACTCAAGCGAGTGGTATTCGAGTGCAAGCGATCCTCCAAAAAATAATACCGCTACTGTAAAACCTGAAACTGCAGGAACAGCTGAAAAAATAAGAATTTCGGGTGGCGCCACAGCCGATACTGAAACTGCCGATTTACCGCAAAACGAAATAGGCGGAGCAAGTCTAGGCTTTGATCAGTTAAGCGGCGGTAATGTGTTGTTTAAGAGAGCAAACGATCAGTACGACGCTGCAACTGGACAGGTTAAACGTGATGGTATGACCATTGATCCTAAACTAAGAGCCTTTCAGTTTAGTCAAGGTCAATCTCTAACGTCAATGATTAATCAAGTTATTCTTAGTTCTGACTTTGCTAAAAAGACAATACAAAAATTAACTCCAGAAGGATACATTAAGTGGTTTAAATTAGATGTTCAAGTAGAACTATTACAACCAGATCCTATTACTGGCGACTATGCTAAAAAGATTACATATCGAGTAGTTCCGTATTTGGTCCACCATACAATTTTTGCTAATCCAAATGCTGCGCCTGTTGGCTATCCAAACTTAATGAAAAATATTGCTAAAGAATACAATTATATCTACACAGGACAGAATGTTGATATTTTAAGATTTGATATTCAAATTAAGAATTTATTTTATACGGGAATACAGCCAAGCCCAGAAAGCGAAGGTGCAAAAACTAACAATCAGGATCAAAAAGGTACAGGCGAAAAAACTATTAATTCTGCACAAACTGGTCAAGGACAAGCACCTGCTGCCCAAGCAGCACAACAAGGGCGTGCTAGACCAAAAAGAGATCCTAAGTTACTAGCAGCAGTAAAAGGTGGCTCAGGAGATAAAACTACCGAGCAGGTAATTGCTGAAGGATTCCAGAATGCCTTTGTAGAAAACGTTGGCACCGGTATGGTGAGCATAGAATTAGAAATTTTAGGAGATCCGTACTGGTTAGTAGACAGCGGTATTGCTAATTATTTTTCTCCCATTGCATCTGACACTGCTGCAATAACAGCAGACGGTACAATGAATTATGAAAGTGGAAACATTTACATTTACATAACATTTAAAACTCCGGCCGATATTAACGAAACAACAGGACTGTATGATTTTTCTAATGCAGGAAAAGAAAGTCCGTTTGGCGGAATATACAGAGTTACACAATGTGAAAATATTTTCAATGACGGTATGTGGAAACAGAAATTAAAATGTGTTAGAATGCCTGGACCTCAAGGTCCTGAAGTTGACAAAGGAGCACAAGCCAAAGAACAACTTACAGTTTCTAAACAAAATAATAATGTTACAGAAATTGACAAGGCAGAACCTCCTAAAACTTCCCCAATACAAGACACTAATAAAACTACGCCAACCGCTGCTTCTCAAACAGTAACAGGTGGTGGCACAACTACTACAACTACAAACAGTGGTCCTGCTACGGCAACAAGAAATAACAGCACAGCATCAAACAGTAGATTTACAAGAAGAACTCCATCTGGGATACTTCAATATTATAAAGACACGGGCGAATAACTAGGAATAATAAATGGCAGAATTATCAAGACCGTCAGCACAGAGAGAAACCGGCGCCGGATTAGGCAACGGAGTATTTTTAGCAAGAGTTATAAGTCACTTAGACCCAACATTTATGGGCGGATTAGAAGTCACTCTTCTTAAAGAACAAGGAAATACCCCCGGGGATGATGCACAAACTTATATTGTAAGATATGCAAGTCCGTTCTTTGGATACACTCCTTTTGAATTTATGGGAAAGAACGGTGCAGACAAATCAACATTAGAAGGATTTAACGATACACAAAAAAGTTACGGTATGTGGATGGTGCCGCCCGACGTAGGTGTAAACGTATTGGTAATGTTTGTTGACGGTGACCCAAGCCAAGGATATTGGTTTGCCTGTGTGCCAGGCAGATTTGCTAATCATATGGTACCGGCAATTGCTGGTTCAACACAAAACGAATTAAGTGCCGAAGATAAAATTAGATACGGAAATACAAAATTGCCGTTACCTGTTGCAGAAATTAACAAACGTATTAACGGCGAAAGACAAGAAATTGATCCTGAAAAAATTAAAAAAGCAGTACATCCTATTGCTGATAGATTTTTAGAACAGGGACTGCTTGAAGATGATATTCGCGGAGTTACTACTACAACTAGTCGTAGAGAAGCACCAAGTGCGGTGTTTGGCATTAGTACACCCGGACCGCTTGATCGTAGACAAAATGCTAAAAAAGCAACAGTTGGTAAAAAAGAATCAACAACCCCCGAACCAGTACCAGTTAGCAGACTAGGTGGCACACAATTAGTGTTTGACGACGGAGATGATAGATACCATCGAGAAAAGCCGGCTGCAGATGGTCCTGTAAAATATATTGACACATTAGAAAACACAGTAGTCGGTACAGGAGAAAAAACAAATAGTAAAGGTGAACCAACTATTCCGTATAACGAATATTTTCGTGTAAGAACACGAACTGGCCATCAGCTATTAATGCACAACAGCGAAGACCTAATTTATATTGGTAACGCTAGAGGAACAGCTTGGATTGAATTAACTAGTAATGGTAAAATTGATATATATTCTCAAGACAGTATTAGTATTCATACAGAAAATGATTTAAACATTCGAGCTGATCGAGATATTAACTTTGAAGCAACTCGTAATATTAATTTTAGAACCGAGACTGGAAAATGGCACGCTGAAATCGCCACAGATATGGATTTTTTAATTAACAATGATGCTAGATTAACTGTTGGAAAAAATCTTGACATTTTAGTTGGTGCAGAAACTAAAATATCAACAAATACAGATATGAACATTGCAGCCGGAGCAGATGCAAAAATTAGTTCTCAAGGAGATTTAAATCTTGGCGCAGGAAGTCCGGTAAAGATAACAGGAACTACAGTGTTTATTAACGGAGAACAAAATGCTGAACCGGCAGCAATTGCAAATTATGTTCGACCATACGATTTAAGATTAAATCCGGTAACTAGCGATAAAAAAGATTGGGCAACAACTCGTTATCAATCAGGAACAATTAAGAGTTTAATGAAACGTATACCAATGCACGAACCGTGGCCGCTACACGAAAATCAAGCGCCTGATCAGCTAAAACCTGAAAACACCGATAGGGATGTATAATTATGGCAACTAAACTTTATAATCAACAGGCCGTTGCAACTAACAAGGCATCTGTTGGAGATCAGAATCAAGGAATTTTTACATATAAAGGGTTTAACTCTAAAGAATCTTCTAAGAATTTTAAACTCTACGACATTGATCTTGTTAAGCAAGATTTAATTAATCACTTTTATATTCGTAAAGGCGAAAAATTAGAAAATCCCGAGTTTGGCACAATTATTTGGGATATATTATTTGAGCCTTTTACAGAAGATGTAAAAAATATGATTGCTAAAGACGTTGAAGATATCATTAACTACGATCCTAGAATTGCAGTAAATGAGGTACAGATAGACAGTACTGATCAAGGTATACGAGTACAAGCAGACATAGTGTATATTCCGTTTAATATTAACGAAAGAATGACGTTTGAATTTGATAAAAATAATTCTGTGATAAACTGACCGGTTTATTTTATATGGTAAATATGGTATAGGGATAGAAAATGACCACAACTAGTAGACAAAATAATATAATTCTTAACCAAGACTGGACAAGAATCTATCAGACATTTAAAAATGCTGATTTTAAATCGTACGACTTTGAAAACTTACGCAGAGTTATTATTACCTATCTACGTGAAAATTACCCAGAAGATTTTAACGATTATATCGAAAGTTCTGAATATCTAGCACTAATTGATGCTGTGGCATTTTTAGGACAAAGTCTTGCTTTTCGTATTGATCTTGCTAGTCGTGAAAATTTTATTGAACTAGCAGAAACTAAAGAAAGTGTATTACGTTTAGGACGTATGTTGAGTTATAATGCTAAACGTAATATTGCTTCTAACGGATTATTAAAATTTACCAGCGTATCGACTACAGAAGAAATAATCGATAGCAACGGAAAAAACCTAGCAAATCAAATTATTTCTTGGAATGATCCTACAAATACTAACTGGCTAGAACAATTTATTTCTGTGTTAAATTCTGCAATGGCAGATAACACAGAGTTTGGCCGCAGTCAAGGTTCTGGAAATATCTTTGGAATCCCAACTGAACAGTATCGATTTAGAACTAATAGTACTGACATTCCGTTATACACATTTAACAAAACTGTTGCTAGTCGAGGTATGACGTTTGAAGTTGTTTCCACTGCGTTCAAAGGCAGCGAAACAATTTACGAAGAACCGCCAACCCCAGGCAATCAATTAGGATTTATCTATCGCAATGACGGCACAGGTCCTGGCAGTCCAAACACAGGGTTTTATCTGATGTTTAAGCAAGGAAGTTTAGAACTTGCTGACTTTAATGTTACTGTGCCAACAACAAACGAACGAATAGCAGTTGATGCCAATAATATTAACAACGACGATGTTTGGTTATTCTCTCTAGCTTCAAATGGAGCTCAGCTTAATCAGTGGACACAGGTATCAAGTCTTGTAGGAACCAACATTGCTTACAATAGCGTAAGTCAAGATATTAGAAATATCTATGCAGTAGCCACTAAAGAAAACGACAACGTAGATTTAGTATTTGCCGATGGAGTGTACGGTAATTTGCCACAAGGTGCATTTAGAGTTTACTATCGTGTCAGCAACGGATTAAGTTATACAATTTATCCTAACGAACTCCGCGGCATCAACATTGGTATCACATACCTAAATAAATCTGGAGTCGAACACACACTAACTGTTGGATTAGCATTGCAGTCAACAGTTGCTAATTCTGCTGCGTCTGAAAGTATTGAAAGTATTAGAACAAACGCCCCTGCAACATACTACACACAAAATAGAATGATCACAGGAGAAGATTATAATCTTGCTCCGTTGGCCAGTTCGCAGAATATTATTAAGATTAAATCAATCAACAGAACATCAAGCGGAATATCTAGAAATTTTGATATTATTGATGCTAGCGGAAAATATTCTAGTATCAATACTTTCTCTGATGACGGGTATGTTTACAAAGAAGAAAATGAAAAAGTTCTAACTTTTAAATTTGATAATAGAATTGATATTATTAATTTTATTAGAAGAAGTGTTGAGCCAGTGTTTACTGAATCAGACGTTTACAATTTCTATTTTACTAAATTTGATAGAATTTTATTTACGGATGTAAACACTATTTGGCAATCTGTAACAACCTCTGTATCAACAGGCTATTTTAAAAACGTTGTTGACAATGCATTACTTAAGGTTGGTACATATTCCACAAACAGTTTGAAATATCTTTCTCCTGGCGCCTTAATAAAATTTATTCCGCCAGCAGGACAGGCTTTTAAGAAAGGCTTGCTAGTTACGGCCGATCCTGCTGATCCAGATCAAACTGATCGTCTATGGACAAAAATTGTTAAAATTACAGGTGACGGTACTAATGCAGGCCGAGGAGTGCTGTCCAACGGTCAAGGTCCTATTGTGTTTAGCGATGTAGTTCCTACGGGTGCTATTGCTGCTAGAATTGTTCCTCGATTTGTAAACAATTTACCAACAGCATTAGAAACTGAAATTGTTAATCAGGCGTTCCAAAGTTTAAACTTTGGTCTACGCTATGACGCTGTTACTGCTGAATGGAAGATCATTACTTCTACAAATATCGATTTAACTAATGATTTTAATCTAGGTAAAGCAGGAGACACAACAAACTCTAACTTGGATGCTTCTTGGATAATTGCTTTTGTAAAGGAAGCAGATCAATATGTGGTTAGAGTTCGCTATCTAAGTTATATCTTTGGTAGTGTTGAACAAAATAGATTCTATTTTGATTCTAACGAAAAACGATACAACGATCAGCTAGGTAATGTAGTTAAAGATCAAGTTAAAATTCTAGGCATTAATACTTCTAGTAATTTTATTTCTCCTCTTAAACAAGATGTGCCTTTTGAAATTTCTGATTCAATCAAATTTGACGATGGATATGAAAGCACCAGCGAAATTAAATTAGCATTTAGTGATTCAGATGACGACGGTGTAATTGATAATCCTGAATCTTTTGAACAGGTTGTTGGATTAGATCAAGAATTAAATTTCTTATTCTTCCAAGAAACTGTTGACCAATATGGTACAAAGGTATATGTGCTAATTGATAATTCAAATGATTTAATTTTAATTAGAGAAAAAGAAACATTAATTGACTTTACTGATACAGTAACTTATCCTGACGGACAATTAATATATTTCTACGATGTTGATGAAAATCAAGTAAAACAAGTAAACAGAACAACTAATACATTGGATCTAAACACATCCTACAAAGCAGTAGTTGGTAGAAGAAATTTAAAATTCCAGTATATTCATAATGCCAGCGTTGATCGCAGAATTGATCCAAGTGCAAGCAATATTATTGATCTATATCTATTAACACGATCATATGATGAAGCATATCGAATTTTCCTAGCAGGTGGCACAGATGTTGCCCCAGAAGCACCAAGCAGCGACAGCTTAAGAATAAGTTTTGGCGGAAATCTTTCTGCAATTAAATCGATCAGTGACGAGATCATTTACCATCCGGTGCAATACAAAGTATTGTTTGGTGCGCAGGCAGATGAAAAATTACAGGCTACTTTTAAAGTTGTAAAAAATCCTACACAGGCAGTAAATGACAACGACTTAAAAGTAAGAGTGGTTACAGCTATAAACGAATTTTTTGATATTAACAACTGGGACTTCGGTGACAGATTTTATATGAGCGAACTAACCACATATATCTTAAATTCAGTAGTTCCAGATTTAAGTAATATAGTGATCGTTCCAAAGCAAACTACTCAAGTATTTGGTAGTCTTTTTGAAATACAAAGCAGACCAGACGAAATTTTAATTAGCGGTGCAACAGTTGATGATATTGAAATTGTAACAGCAATCACAGCTTCCGAAGTTAGAGCCAGTACTGGCAGCGTAATTACAGCGACATAAAAAATGGCAGATAAAAATTATCCTAAAAGTGGTTTACCAATTAGAAGATCGGTTGAGCTTCTACCAACAATTTTTCAAACTGATACAAACGACAAGTTTTTATCAGGTGTTGTTGATCCGTTAATACAGCCCGGCCTATTAGATAAGGTTGTAGGATACGCTGGAAGAAGATATGGAAAAACTTACAACGGGTCCGATGTTTACATTGATTCTGATCAAACACTAAGAAGTAGATATCAATTAGAACCTGGTGTGATCTACAAAAATCACGATAAGATAGAAAATTTTTACGACTACCTTGATTTTAAAAATCAATTAAAATTCTTTGGTAACACAGACGATCGCGATGACAAAGTTACTAGTCAAGAACATTACACTTGGAATCCTCCGATTGAATGGGATAAGTTTATTAACTATCGCGAGTACTATTGGGAACCAAGCGGACCTCCTTCAGTTGATATTTACGGACAGAGTGCTACAATTGTCAGCACCTACAAGGTTGGATTAAGTGCTACTGCAAACTCGTTTATTTTTACACCCGATGCGTTTACTAATAATCCAACATTGACGTTATATAGAGGTCAAACATACAAATTTAAAGTAGACGTACCAGGCGAAAAACTTTTTATTAGAACAAATTACGACACCGGTTCTTTGATATACAGACCATTTCAAGCATATGCTGCCGGTCAGCAAGCCGTGTCTGATAATAAGTTATGGAAAGCCAAACAAGACATTCCTGCAAGCGATGGCAGTTCTATTACCATTGATTCTCAAGATTGGGAATTCATCGAAGCTATTTCAACCGGCACTGCGTTAGATTATAACAAAGGTGTAACAAACAACGGAGTTGAAACAGGAACCTTAACATTTACTGTGCCGTATGATGCACCAGATATTTTATTTTATCAAGGAGCTATTGATCCTGATAGATTTGGCCGACTAGTTATTGCTGATATTGAATCAAGTACATATATTAATATTGATAAAGATATCATTGGTAAAGTAACTTTTAAATCTAGCAATGGTGTTGAATTTACAAACGGACTAGTAGTTGAGTTTAAAGGTAATGTTGTACCGTCACAGTATTCTTCAGACACTTGGTTAGTTGAAGGAGTTGGTAAAGCAATAACTCTAACACGATTCTCTGATCTAGTTGTGCCGGTACTAACATCTGATGTTCCAGAAGTTCTATTTGACAATGAAGGATTTGATACTCAGCCGTTTGATGATGCTGCTGCGTATCCTACCTATAAAGATTACATCACAATTGCTAGAGACAGTCGAGATAACAATCCTTGGTCAAGATATAATCGATGGTTCCATCGAAGCGTATTAGAATATTCATATTCTGCTAGAGGACAAGAATTCACCGCATCCGAAACTTCTAGAGCTAAAAGACCAATCATTGAATTTAATTCTAATTTGCAATTGTTCAATCACGGAGCAACGGCTAAAAATACTGTTGACTATATAGACACATTTACTACAGATGTGTTTTCGAAGATCGAAGGATCTACAGGATACAACGTTGACGGCGAATTCTTGTTTGAAGGAGCAAGATTGCTAGTAGTGGCTGACACAGATAATCTAGCAAACAATAAAATTTATCAAGTACAATTTATTACCCATAACGGTGTTCGTCAACTTCATCTAGCTGAAGTATCAGATTCCGAATCAATTATTGGTCAAGGTGTATTAGTTCGCCGTGGATTAATCAATGGCGGAAAAATGTTCCACTTTAATGGAATAGCCTGGGTGCAAAGTCAACAAAAAACTACAGTAAATCAGGCACCTTTGTTTGATATCTATGACAGCAGTGGAGTAAGTTTTTCTGATACAGAAACCTATCCAGTAAGTACTTTTGTTGGTTCTAAACTGATTAGCTACAAAGTTGGCAACGGTAGAGTAGATACTGAACTAGGATTTCCTTTAAGTTATCTAAACATAGATAACGTTGGTGATATACAATTCAATTGGGATTGGGATATTGAATCGTTCAATTACACTATCGATAGAAATATTCAAACTAAAAAAATAGCTACTGGATATTATAAATTTAATCCCTCCGATACTTATGGCAACGGCTGGCTAACAGCAAGCCGAGAATTTATACAGCCAATTATTGACAGTGTGATAATTTCCGAAGCTACTAATCAAGTGACATTCAACACAGTCGATTGGACTGCGATAACAAGCACCACACCGTTGACAATTAACTTTTATTTGAACGGCAAAAAAATAACAGGATCATATACTAGAAATCTTGGAGTTTTTACTTTTAATCAAACGTTTGCTGTAAATGATGCAATAACAATTAAAGTAGTTACTGACCTAGAACCAGATCAAGGATATTATGAAATTCCAACCGGATTAGAAAAAAATCCGTTTAATGATTCATTGACATCGTTTACTCTAGGACAAGCAATTGATCACATTAGCACAGCATTAGAATTTAACACTGAGATTTCTGGCGATGTTCCAGGAACATCTAATTTACGAGATATCTCCGGTTATCAGTCTTATGCAAAACGTTTCTTAAAACATTCTGGATTAGCACCTTTAGCAATTACTTTGTTATGCGACAAGACTCATAATATTGTTAAGTCTATTCAATATTCTAAGAAAGCCTATACTGATTTTAAAAATAACTTTTTACTAAGAGCGGTTGAAATTGAATATAATGATAATGTTGTAAATTTTGTTGACGACATTATTTCTGACCTTACTAAAACAAAAACATTTGAAAGCCCGTTTTCAGATTCTGATATGATTGGCTGTGGTGCTTATACATCTATAATTTACAATGTGGAAGACACAGGCATTACAACTTTTTCTTTAACAGAAAAATTTAGTTTAACTGAATTAAGCAGAAAAGCAGTTTACGTATATCTTAATAATCAACAACTTTTAAATTCTAGAGATTATCAGTTCGATGCAACATTTGGATTCGTAAGATTATCAGTTAGTTTAACCGAAGGCGACGTGGTTGAAATTAGAGAATATGTATCAACATCATTCTGTCATATTCCTCCAACACCAACTTCGATGGGTCTTTACAAAAAATACACTCCTAGTAAATTCATCGATGACACTTATGTTGAGCCAAGAGAAGTAATTCAAGGGCACGACGGTAGCATTACAGCTGCCTACGGAGATTTCCGAGATGATCTATTATTGGAATTAGAATTAAGAATTTATAACAATATCAAGAACGAATACGATCCTTCAATTTTTGATATTGATGCAATTGTTGGCGGATATTATGGTGTTGGGCTTTATAAAAAATCTCAATTAGATGTTATTGTAGCACAAGAATTTTTAAAATGGGTACAAAATACCAATATTAATTATACACTAAACACTTATCTAGACACAGAGAATAGTTTTACATATACCTATTCTAATATGACTGATCCTACAAACACTATTAGTTTGCCTGGATACTGGAGAGGAGTGTATCAGTGGTTCTACGACACTGACCGTCCTCATCGCTGTCCTTGGGAAATGTTAGGTTTCAGTGAACAGCCAACTTGGTGGGAAGCACAATACGGTGCTGCTCCTTATACAAGTAACAACCTATTACTTTGGGAAGATCTTCGTGATGGTATAATTCGTCAAGGGAGTCGTGCTGGTCAATACGATCGTTATGCTCGTTCATCTTTAATGAGTCATATTCCTGTGGACGGTGACGGCAATTTATTGAGCCCACTAGATTCGGGACTTGCACAAAACTTTTCATTGATTAACAACAAAGGACCGTTTGCGTTAGGCGACATTGGCCCAGTTGAGTATGCTTGGAGATCAAGCAGCGAGTGGCCATTTGCTATGGTATTAGCTATGTGTCTAATGAAACCGTTTGAGTTTATCACAGACAGTTTCGATTTGTCAAAGACAAATTTAAACATTCTTGGTCAAACAGTTCATACAAACACCGGTCTGTTTACAGCACTAACTGATATTGTAGTTCCTCAAGAAACAACTGAATTGTCTACTGGATTAACAAAGTATTTGGTAAGCTATACTAAATCAAGAGGTATTAGTGTTGATACTTTACAAACAAAAATTTCAAATCTTGATGTTGCATTATCGTCAAGATTAAACGGATTTGTTGATCAAACTCAGCAGAAATATCTGTTAGATTCAAAGAGCCCAAGCGCAACAAGCAGTAGTATATTTGTTCCGCCAGAAAACTACGATATTATTTTTAATATAAGCAGCCCTATTTCTAGCGTAGCATACAGCGGAGTTATTTTAGAAAAAACAGATAAAGGTTGGGTAGCCACTGGATATGATGACATTCAGCCGTACTTTAATTACTTCTCTGCAATGCCAAATCAACGAGATCCATTATTGTCTGTTGGCGGAGTATCTGAAAATTTCTTAGACTGGACTGAAGATAAACTTTACAGTAACGGTACACTAGTCAGATATTCAAATAATTTTTACCGAGCTATCAAGACACATAATAGCGGCGCATCGTTTGATAAAACTGCTTGGCAACAATTATTAAATGTTCCTAAGATTGGTGCGGTTGAAGCATTTAAGAGAAGAAACTTTAATACTATTGCTGTTAAGCGTTTAAGTTATGGAACAGAACTAACCACAGTACAAGCAGTGGTTGATTTCTTGTTAGGCTATGAAGCATACTTAAAATCTCAAGGTTTTAAATTTGATAGATATGATCCAGAAAATCAAGTAAGTCAAGACTGGACTTCATCATCAAAAGAATTTATGTTTTGGACCAAACACAACTGGGCACCGGGCTCGTTAATCACATTGAGTCCGTGTGCTTCAAAAATAGATGTTTCAGTTCCAGTTGGAGTTTCTGACAATATTTTAGATGGCTTTTATGACTACCAGGTTTTAAAAAGCGACGGAAAACCACTAGCTCCAAGATTTATTAACGTTAACAGAAATTTCCAAAATATCACAGTTGAAACTGTTGACACTGTTGAAGGTTTATTTTACTTAAAACTTTACTATGTTCTAAAAGAACACGTAACTGTATTTTCTGATCGAACAGTGTTTAACGATATTATCTATGATAAAACAACTGGATATCGTCAAGAGCGTATCAAGACACAGGGATTCCGTACAGTAGATTGGGACGGAGATTATACCAGCCCTGGATTCTTGTTTGATAATGTAACTATTGCAGTATGGCAACCATTTACTGATTACAAGCTAGGAGATATTGTTAGTTACAAATCTTACAACTGGACAAGTTTAACTAATCAGTTAGGCACAGAAACCTTTGACGACACATACTGGAGTAAACTTGATTCTACTCCTAAGAAACAATTAGTGGCTAACTTTGATTATAAGATCAAAGAGTTTTCTGATTACTACGAAGTTTCGTCAGAGGGTATTGGAGAAAGTCAGCGCGAACTAGCAAGACACGCTATTGGATATCAAACAAGAGATTATTTACAGAACCTTTCTGAAGATCCAGTTACACAATTTCAATTGTATCAAGGATTTATCAGAGAAAAGGGAACAGCAAACGCTATTACCAAGGTGTTTGGTAAGTTAAGTCGTTCTGGTTCAGACAGTATAATTTTAGATGAAGAATGGGCGTTTAGAACAGGTAGATTTGGTGGTGTTGACCAGCTAACTGAAGTTGAATTAGAATTAGAGAGAAACAATTTTAAATTAAATCCTCAGCCAATTTTAATAGAACAAGCACCATCTACATTAGATACTGATCAATATTATCGAGTATCGGGATCTAATTTTACAATATCCCCAATACCATATACTACTGATATTAACCCAGTATCGTTAGACGTTGACTTTACTAATACTGCTGGTTATGTTAATGCAGAACAAATTCAACATTCTGTGTCAACAATGGCCGATCTATCAACTCTTGATATATCAACAGTTAACGAGAACGATCATATATGGATCACATTTGATGCTACAGAGTGGTCTGTGTTACGACTAAACGAATCCCCACTGTTATTAATTGTAAGTGCTGAAAGATTTAATGACACTACGGTAGTTGTTACTTTAAATCGTCCGCATTCTTTAGAAGTTGATCAATATATTGGTATTAGAGAAGCATTAAATTTAACAGGGTTTTTTAAGATAGTTGCTGTAACAAATACAACTATCAGCTTAGAAGTGGCTACTACTGCATTAGATCCACAGGTAGATCAAAGTAGTTTTATTAATTTACAACTATTAACTCAGTGCAGATTTAATAACTACCAGTCAGTAGATGACGGTCACGCTGCATTATTAAAAAATAATTCTAAAATATTTGTTGACAACAACGGCGACGGTCTTTGGGAAGTTGTAGAAAAGAAAAAACAATATCTACCAGTAAACCTAAGTGACTACGGTATTGCAAATCCGCTCGATGCTGGAACAAAAGTTATCTATGATAATAACTTAAAACAAACTATTACAAGTATGCCTGGTGCAGGATATGTGATGTGTTATGCAGAATCTAGTGCCGGTTTAATACTTAAACAAATTATTTCTCCTCCGTCTGGATTAGAATCAAGAGTTGCCGGATCATTTGGTCAAAAAATGGCATTAAGTGTTGACAGCAGATTCTTAATTATTGGTTCTCCTTTGGCCAGCGATATTGGTAGTAACTATCGAGGCGAGTGGGATGCTAACGGCTTATACGGCACAAACGATATCGTATTGTATGCTGGCAGACTATGGAGAGCTAAAAATCAGTCAATTGGAGATGGTAGCACAGATGTTGCAATCAATAGCGACGATTGGGAATTAGCTAATAATATTCCAGCGTTGTCAACATCGACGGGTTCTACATTTGGTCAACAGGGAATGATTTCTATCTATGAATACATAGATGGCCGATATCAGATTTCTGCGTCCTTTGTGAGCCCCCGTCCAATCGACAACGAGCAGTTTGGTTCTGAGATTTGCATAGGTTCCGATGGTGCTACTTATTATCTAGCAGTATCCGCTACCGGAGCATACAACGGTACTGGACGAGTTTACCTATATAGTTTCAATGGCACTGAATGGACACATTTAGAAAATTCTAATTACAAAGGAATATACAATCCATTAGAAACATATTTTGCAGGAGATATTGTTTGGCAAGCCGCACAAGATCCAATTGCAGAAGGTGTTCGTGGAAACTTATGGCAGGCGTTAGACGGGTCATCTAACGACGGTAGTACTATTACTGTTGATTCGTCTAACTGGTTAAAGGTTAGTGATGTTTCAACACACTGTTCTTTACCAACTAACGTTGCTTTAGAAGACGATGGATCGACATTAGAATTTGCATATACCGGTTTATTATCACCATTGCAAATGGCTGAATTAATAAAACAAGGTGACGGATTCGGAACCAGTATGACTATGAGTAAAGATGCCAGCATATTAGTTGTTGGCGCTCCTTACAGCGATGGACAATATTTTGCAAACTATAGAGGTGTGTGGAGACCTGATGTTGAGTATTCAGAGGGCGAAGTTGTAAAATACAAAGATTCGTTCACAGCAGATGCATACCAGTATTATCGATTAGAAGATACAGTATTTGGTATCGACTCAACAATAAGAAGTTATAACGAGCGTCCAGACAGCAGTAGTAATTGGCAAACAGTTGGAGATAGCACAGTTACAGCATCTGGAAAAATATTTGTTTACAAGAAAACATCTTACGGATCTTATGAACTTACTCAAATGATCAATTCAGGATCCCTTGCTGGATTTAGTGATGCTGAATCGGGTATTACTATTACCACAGGTGACGAATTTGGATTTGCGATGGATATGGATCTAACTGGTAACTTGCTGGTTGTATCGAGTCCAAAAGCAGATATTAATTTACAAGACCAAGGCTCTGTCTATGTCTTTAACAGAGATACATCTGTTGATTTAGAATATAGATTAGTACAAAAACTTGAAAGTTTTGAAAGTTATCCAGACGAATACTTTGGATACAGTGTTTCTGTAAGTCCAGATTCATCTAAAATTGCCGTTGGTGCTAGAAATTCAGAAACAACAATTCCAACATACTTTGATACATTTGTAGGAACTACATTTGATAACGCTAGAACTACATTCTTTGAAAATCAAGGATACACTGGCGGTGTGTATGTATTTGACAAAAAAGATCAAACCTTCTTCCTAACTGAAAAATTAGAATCTGTGTTATCACCAAATGAGTCATTTGGTTACAGTGTAGATTGTTTTGGACCAACAATTGCTGTTGGATCTCCAACATATCGACCAGCACCATACACTGGTGTTTATAAGGGCAATGTTCGACTATTTAAGAAAGATGAAAACTTATCATCTTGGGAAGTAATAGCACAACAGCAGCCTGTGGTCGACATTAGAAAAATTAGAAGCATTGAATTATATGACAATGTAGCTAACGTTAAAATACAAGATCTTGATTATGTTGATCCTGCAAAAGGAAAAGTTTTAAATTTAGCTGAAAGAGAAATTAAATTTAAGACACCATATGATCCTGCCGTTTACAGTATCGGTACAGCAGATCAAGTAGTTGATCAAAATGTTTCTTGGTTAGAAAAGAATGTAGGCGCACTATGGTGGGACCTAAGCAAAGCCAAGTGGTTGTATTACGAACAAGACGATTTAGCTTATAGAACTGGTAACTGGAGTCAACTTGCTCCGGGAGCAAGCATTGATGTATATGAGTGGGTAGAATCAGTATTGTTACCTAGCGAATGGGCTGCTATTGCTGACACCAACGAGGGGATCGCTGAAGGAATTTCTGGTCAACCGTTATATCCTAATGACAATGTTTATTCTATCAAAGAATTTTTCAACGACACAACAGGACAGCTAACAGATGTTCTTTACTATTATTGGGTCAAAGGAAAAACTATTATTCCTCCTAATATGCCAAGTAGAACTATTCCTGCAACTGAAGTTGCAAATTTAATAGCGAATCCGTCTAGCACTGGACTAGCATTTGTAGCACTAATTGATGCTGACCGATTCATAGCATACAATTTTGAATCAATATTGTCAACTGATACAGCACTTTTAAATATTCAGTACTTGAAGAATTTAGACAAATTAGTTCCAGTTCACAACGAATATCAACTGTTAACTGAAGGTGTGGCTGATAGTTTGCCTACTGAAAAGTTAGAAAATAAATGGATTGACAGCCTAGTTGGATCTGATAAACAGGGCAATCGTGTACCTGATACAAAATTACCAGCAAAACAAAAATATGGAATTGAGTATCGACCAAGACAAAGTATGTTTGTTAACAGACTACCAATACTAAAAACTGTTATAGAAAATATCAATACTATTTTTATGAAAGAAGCATTTGCCGACACAATTGATTTTGGCAATTTAAATTTAGTTGATGTTGCTCCGAGCGCAGTTTTAAACTTATATGATGTAACAGTTGACACTTATGCTGATCTTGCAACTGTAGGTACTGTTAGAACTAAACAGGCAAAACTTCGTGCAAATATTGTTAACGGTGAATTAGACACCATTGACATTATAGATCCTGGATTCGGGTATCGAGTGGTACCAGCAGTTGATTTAATTGGAGACGGTACCGGCGCTAAAGCCACGGTTGTTCTTGATAATCAAGGAAGAATTGCATCAGTAACGGTTACAGCTCGAGGTAAAAAATACAGCACATTAACTGCTACAGTTAGATACTTCTCAGTATTAGTTCTTAACGACACAACAACTAATAACTTCTGGAGCATATATGCTTGGGACAATGTAAGAAAAGTATTCTTTAGAAGCCAGTCACAGGCGTTTGATACTACACGCTATTGGACATTAGTAGACTGGTGGAAAGAAGGATACAGTAATACATCAAGAGTTGTTAAAGAATATCTATCATTAGTTGAAGCTCAAACAGCCACAGTATTAGTTGGAGACCTAATTAGAATTAAAGAATATTCTAATGGCGGTTGGGCTGTATTTGAAAGAATTGCAACTACCGGTACAACATTCTCAGAAAACTATACTATGGTAGGTAGAGAGAAAGGGACAGTTCAACTGTCTAGTTCTTTATACGATACTACAGTATATGGTATTGGTTTTGATAATACTCAAACGTTTGATACAACATCGTATGATATTGAAAATGCTAAAGAACTTAGAAATATTTTCACAGCAGTTAAAGAAGACCTGTGTCAAGGGGATTATGCTGTTGAATGGAATAAGTTATTCTTTAGTTCTGTGAGATATGTGTTTGCTGAACAAGAATATGTCGATTGGGCATTTAAAACTAGTTTCTTAAATGCAACTCATAATGTTGGTTCTTTTGAACAAAAACTTAATTATAAAAATGATAACCTTGAAAGTTATCAATCTTATATTGACGAAGTTAAACCATATAGAACAACAGTGCGTGAATACATTAGTCGCTATGACACTGTAGAACCGTACGGTGCACAAACTACTGACTTTGACTTGCCAGCAACATATTCAGCAGTCGATGGTAAAGTAGTTCCAATCAAAACTGGTAGATCAGAATTAACACAATATCCTTGGAAATCTTGGGCAGACAACAATGGCTATTCGATAGTTTCTATTGAAGTCTATGCCGCCGGAGAGCAATATACAACTCCTCCTAAAGTTTTAATTGAAGGAAACGGTACTGGGGCAACTGCTCAAGCGTACATTTCAAATGGAAGAGTTTCTGGAATTAAAGTATTAACTCAAGGAACTGGTTACACAACCGCTCCAGTAGTTACTCTAGTTGGAGGAAATCCTGCCGGAGCAGTCACTGCCAAAGCAGTGGCAATACTAGGAGATTCAAAAGTTAGAACATTTGATCTAACTGTGAAGTTTGATCGAATTAACAAGGACGGAATTTATCAATCGTTTAATCAAACTCAGACATTTACAGCAACTGGTTTAACTTCAGTGTTTGATTTAAATTATGCTCCAACTAGAGATAAAAATAAAATTTCTATATTGAAAAACAACCAGGTTGTTCTAAGCAGCGATTATTCAATTAGTCTATATTATTCATCTACAGATAGTTATAAACTATTAAGAGGAAAAATTATTTTTAATGTTGCTCCTCTAGCAGGTGATGTCATTGACGTAACTTATGAAAAGAATGACGAATTACTAGATGCTGTTGATAGAATTAAAAAGTTTTATGCCCCAACATCGGGAATGAAAGGCAGCGATTTAAATCAACTAATGACAGGTATTGACTTTGGCGGAGTACAAATTCAAGGAACAACATTTGATGTTACTGGCGGATGGGACGCACTTCCTTGGTTTACAGATAACTGGGACAGCGTTGAATCATCGTCAGACTACTATGTTGTTTGCGATGTTCCTGTGGTCGACGGAAGCACACAGCCTCAAGACTTTACAGTTACATTACCGTTTACACCGGCAGTGGGTCAGCAAATTACTGTCTATCTAAAACGTATTGGTACCCCAACTCCAAGAGATATTAACACTATTGGTCCGGATACTGCGCCGGTTGTAGAATTTACAGAATCAAATTTTGCAGTAGTTACTGTGAGAATTGATGATCCGTTCTTTGGAGATGGTAACGATTCTTCATCAGCAATTAATCCAAATGCTCAAATGCCAACAATTATTGGCGACGGAGTTACTAATGTTATTAACATTGGACAATATTTTGAAGTTAACACTGGTGATATTTTAATATTCCGCCCTATTGAAAGCGACGGCTCAGTATCGATAACTGATCCTAATTTATTAGATACTAATCTAAGCGGTGGTACATTGAGTGCAATGAGCGGTGCATATGTTACTGCTACAGGAACAACTGCGGAAGAAATTGTAATAGACGGTAGTGGCTTTATAAATCCTGATCAAGTGCCAGCACCAGAAGAAAACATACCTGGACAGGTTTTAGACAGTGTTAGCATCAAGGTTTACAATAACTCAATTTCTGGAGCCGCACCACTTCAAGCTAAAGTTAGTATTTCTAACGGAACAACCAAAGAATATGCAATTGGTCAATCTGTGCTTGAATCTACATCAGTTATTGTTTATGTAGATAAAGTAAAGAAAGTATTAGGTACAGACTTTACTTTAGATTTAATAAATTACACAGTTAATTTTAATACTGCGCCTGCATTAAACAGCGTAATAGAAATATTATCAGTTGGTCTTGGTGGATTAGAATTATTAGATTATCAAGAGTTTGTTGCTGACGGCACAACTAAATTATTTTTAACAGCAGCAAACTATGACGACACCTCGGCTATTTTTGTTACAGTTAACGGTGTAGTAACCGACACTGGATTTAAAAATAGTACTGAAGTTGTTGACGCAGTAGGTAAAACATTAGTTGAGTTTGCCTTTACTCCAACAGCCGGCGATGCTATTAAAATAGTTTGTCTAAAAGCCAGCAGCGACGTTGATTCTTCTGGTCTTGCTATTGTCAGCGTTAACAAGCAAACAATTGAATTTGAGGGAAGTACTCGAAGTTTTGACCTTGATACCTTTGTTGATTTATCAAGAGCATCTGCAATATCATCAATGATTGTTGAAGTTAATGGAGTAGCATTACAAGGAGTTGATACTACATATTTTGAATATGACGGAATTACAAATCAATTCACATTGGGTTTAGATCCAGAAGAATCTGCGGGTAGTATTCTTCCAGAAAATATCAAGGTATTTGTAAACGATATTCTTAAAACCTTTATTCAAGATTATGTATATGATGGTACTACTAAGGTATTGACCATTGAATCTTCACAGTTAACTGTTGGCGACATTATTAAAATTGAAACTGATTCTAGAGCACAATATACAATTGTTGGTAACAACATTGTAATAAGTTCAGATGTTACATTAAATTATGTCAATGAAACAAACAGTAGCAAAATTGATGTTACCTGGTTCAGCGAATATCCTTCAATGGGAATTATTTCAGATGAATATACTGGAGGAAAAGTTAATTACCAACTTTCAAGTGTTCCGCTATCTTTAAGTTATGTTTGGGTTTACAAAAATGGAGTTAGATTAACTCAAGATAAGGACTATTACATTTCGTTACCTCGAAGTGTAATATATCTCACAGAAGATACATTGTCAACTGACAAAATAAAAATTGTTCAATTTGGTTCAAATATCTTTAGATTGCCTAGTGCATTTGAAATTCACAAAGATATGTTAAATTTCTATCACTTTAAACGTTTTGCTAAAGGTGATATTAAATTAACAAAAGCATTAAATTATTACGATACACAAATTGAAGTATCTGACGCTACTGATTTAACTGAGCCTATTAGGTCTCGTAACATTCCGGGCGTTGTACACATCAATGGTGAGCGTATTGAATTTATGACAAAAACCGGAAATGTTTTAAGTCAGCTACGTCGAGGATGTTTTGGAACAGCTATCGGAGAAGTATATGCAGTGGGATCATATGTTGTGGATATTGGAGCAAATGAAACTATTCCGTATAATGAAACACAAGATCGTGTAGATTTTGTCAGCGATGGCAGTACATTATTAGTAGGTCCGTTAGACTTTATTCCAGCACAAGGAACAAGAAGCTCTTGGTATAGATCATCTATACCTAACACTTATGGCCCTTGCGATCAGCTTGAAGTATTTGCAGCAGGCCGTAGATTGCGAAAAGATCCTATTGATGTGTATCAGGAAGCTAACGGAGCATCCAGTCCCGGTGCAGACATACAATTAGAAGCAGAATTTTCAGTAGACGGTACCAATAATTACATACGCCTAACTGAACCAATTCCTGCAGGAACACGAATAACTATTATTAAACGAACCGGTAAAACTTGGTACGAACGTGGTGCAACTACAGCTAGTGCAGGCATAACATTGCTTGAAAACGACACTGCAATAGCTACTTTCATTGCGCAAAAGTCAACCCGTTTGCCTGAATAAATATATGATGATGGAGTCAACAGAGAATAAAATGCCAGAAAATCAAGAGAATAACACACAAAAAGTCGCTTCTCGCCCTAACGAAACGGGCGGGTTCCATTTCGAAGGGCATATCAAAATCTTCGATCCTGTATCTAAAGAAGTCTATATTGATAAACGTAATGCTATCCATTACGAAAATATGTCAGTAGCTATGGTAAATTCTTTATCAAACCAAGGACAGGGTACAATTTATCAAATGGTATTTGGTACTGGCGGCACTATTGTAGATCCTACTGGTTTGATTACCTATCTAACTCCAAACACCATTGGCGTTAATTCAAGTTTATATAATCAAACTTATTCCAAAGTTGTAGATCAAAACGCTACAGAAAACGTTGACCCGGTCCGTAATAAAATGGAAATTCGACATATCAGCGGAGCAACATACAGCGATATCTTAATTAGTTGTTTGCTTGATTACGGTGAAATTCCAGATCAAGAAGCATTTGATAACTCAGTGGATTTAAGCGGTAACTTTGTATTTGACGAGTTGGGTCTTAAATCTTACAATCCAGACGGCGATGGCAAGTTGCTAACACACGTTATTTTTCACCCTGTGCAAAAATCTTTAAACAGGTTGTTGCAGATTGATTATACAATCCGTGTACAGAGCTTAACTGGTTTCACGGAGGTTTAATTAGATGCCATATCAAGTCAATTTTACAGATAGTGAAAATAAAACCCCAATTACGGTTTTTGATAATACATCTAGTACAGATACTAGTTTAGTTTTTCCTGGACGAAATGTCACAGGTTACGGTCAAATTATTGCTGAAAACTTTTTAGCACTGCTAGAAAATTTCGCCAGCGCATCTGAACCAATTAACCCTGTAGAGGGACAACTATGGTATGACAGTACCAACGGAGTCCTTAACATATGGGACAACACAGCGTGGAAAGCAGCGTCAGGAATCCAAAAAGGCCCATCTGAACCTTCAGTGCCAACTAGTAAAGTTGGTGAGCTTTGGGTTGATACAACTAATCAACAGTTACGTATTTTTACAGGAAGTCGATGGATTCTAGTTGGTCCTAGTGAAAGTTCAGTTGACGGACTAAGATACGGCCCGTCAGTGGAAAAGATTTCCGACAGTGACAATATTGATAGATTTATTTTAACCTTTTACATTGCTGACGTTCCGGTAATTGTATTCAGTAAAGATAGTTTTACACCAAAGGTTATTATATCTGGTTTCCCTACAATTAGATCTGGAATTAACATTGCTGATCCAGCAACTGCTCCTGAGATTGCGCAGTTCGTTGGCGGGTTTCTTCCTAAATTAATTGGTACAGCTAGTAATGCTGATGCATTGAACGTTGCAGGAGTTGAAGTTGCTGCTGGTAAATTCCTACGATCAGATACTATTAATACCACAGAGTTTGGAATTAACGTAAGAAACAACACTGGTATTACATTAGGTGTAGACGGAACTTTTAATATTTCAAATACAAGTACCGCAGCTAAAATTTATAACAGTGCTGCTGGTAGTAGCTTAGATTTACAAACAAACAGAAACGGTATTCCGGCAACTATTCTACGAGTTATTGATAATAGAGTTGGTATTAATAAAGCAAGCCCAGACCAAGCATTAGACGTTGACGGTAACATTGCATTAACTGGATCTTTGATTGTTTCAAACACCACAGCTAGTACAAACTTAAACAACGGTAGTATTAGAACTGCCGGCGGTGTTGCTATTACAAAAAATTTATTAGTTGGCGATGGTATTGACGTTACAGGTACTTTACAAACTAATATAGTTCAGCCTAAAACAACTGATACTTACGACAGCGGAACAGTTTTAAAGCGTTGGAATACTGTTAGAGCAAAGACAGTTATTGCTGACACTATTCAAGGGGTATTAGAAGGAAACATTAGTGGTATTTCTAATCAATCTAGATCTCTTACTAATATCACAACGTTTCAATTAGCAGGCGACGTTGTAAGTCCAGCAGTTCAATTTGACGGCCAGACAGGTAGTTATACCAAAGTTTTTTCAACAACACTAACTGCTAATATTATTTCTGGAAAAGACGAACCATTTCCTAACGTATCTAAAAAGACTGATTTTGTTTTAACTTATAGATCTAGTGAAGCATCTTCTGCATCATCGGGTTTGTTAAAACAAACAAGAGATACGTTTGTTGGTGACCTCGGAGTACCGATCGGAGCAATTCTTCCTTATGCTGGAGTTAATGCACCGTATGGTTATTTGTTATGTGATGGATCAGAAGTTGAAAGAACAAAATATTCTGATTTGTACGATGTGATCAGCACAACCTATAATGGAACAGCACCGCTAGTTGGTGTTGGAACATTTAGATTACCAGATCTACGTGGTAGATTTGGATTAGGTAAAGACAATATGGATAACGGCGGAACTGTTCCAGTTTCTACTGGAGGTTACGTTGACTCGGGTGGCGGCACTGCTAATCGTGTTCCAGACATTAAAGCAACAATTTTAGGCGGTGATGCCGGCCAAAGTTCTGTAACATTAACATTAGCAAACCTACCAGAACATAGTCATACGTTAAGCTCGTCTAGACAAGACTATTCTGCAATAGCAGTAACAACAACAATTGATCCAGATGCAACAACTGGACTTGGTCCAACCGCACCAGGGCAAGCACAGTATCTAAAAGATTCAGGAGGTATTAAAAAACCAACTGGTCTTACATTAGGTACTGCTGTTGGTACAATGAACCCATATCTAACAGTGAATTACATTATTAGATCTGGCCCACCAGCATTTTAATTAGAGACAAACAATGGCATATCAGATTAATAAAACAGACGGTACAATTGTAGCAACAGTCGCAGACGGTCAAATAGATAACTTATCTACAGACATAACTCTTATTGGAAAAAATTATAGTGGCTTCGGCGAATCATTAAATGAAAATTTTGTTAAGCTATTAGAAAATTTTGCCAGCACTGCTCGACCAACAAAGCCTATTAGGGGTCAGGTGTGGTACGATGTATCGGAATTAAAACTTAAAGTTTATAACGGTTCAGAATTCTTACCAGTAAGCTCTGCCACAGTATCTAATACACAACCGGCGACTTTAGCAATCGGCGACTTGTGGTTTGATGACGTTGACGGACAGTTATATTTCTTTGATGGTACTAATCCAATTCTATTAGCACCAGCATATTCAATTACTCAAGGATTAAGTGGTTTAAAAGTTGAAAGTATTTTAGATACATTAAACCAAACACGAGTTATAACAAGTTTATATAATAACGGAATACTGTTGGGTATTTTTGCCAAAGACAGTTTTACTCCAAAAAATACCATTACTGGATTTTCTGGAAGTGTTCAGCCTGGATTTAATGCAGGAACCCTAGCAGGATTTAAATTTAATGTTACCTGTACTAATGCTGAGCAATTAGGTGGAGCAGATGCTACAACCTATGTTCGCAAAGATACATCAAATATTATTGACGGTCAGCTACGTATTACAGCTGATTTAGCTAGCGGTGGTTTGGTAGTTGGTTCAGCGGGTCAAGCAAACTTGTACGTGACCAACGGCGACGTATTTTTGTCCAATGCTGCTACTGATAAAAATTTAACATTTAGTGTTAAGAAAGGTGTTGCTCAAGAAGAAGCTATTGTTATAAATTCAAGCACCAGAACCCTTAATCTGTATTCAACATTCTTAGACAGCCAAACTAACATTGGCGGTTCGTTAACAGTTGCAGGGAACCTTACAGTTGAAGGTACAACTACAACTCTTAACACTTCGGACTTAACGGTTGAAGATAAAAATATAGTTATAGCAAACGTGGCATCGCCGTCAAATTCTACAGCCGACGGTGCTGGAATTACTATTAAAGGCACCACAGATAAGACCATTGCATATTCTCAAGCTGATAATTGGTTAAGTGTTTCTGAAACACTAAACTTAGCGTCTGGCAAAGCAGTATATATTGGCGGAGTTAAAGTTATTGATGGAACTTCTTTAGGTTCTGCAATTACAAGTATTCCTGGTGTAACTAGTTTTGGTAAACAAAACGTTGTTAACGTTGGTCCAGGATCGTCTTTAGATCCTGCCTATCTAAGACTTGAAGATAATACTATTTCTACATTGTCTAGTAATCTTGATATTGAACTAGCACCTGACGGAACAGGTAACGTTGCACTTATTGGTAGTCCAAAAATTACTGGACTTGCAGATCCTACACTACCTCAAGATGCAGCTACCAAAGAGTATGTTGACGGTGTAGTAGAAAGCAGACCAATCATACTTAGTATGGACTTGTCTGATGGTAAATCAAACGGTTATATCATATCAAATATTTTAAATGGTGTTTTACCTAACACCGGATTAGCACCAGATCCCACAACAGCCGCTGCAAGAAGTCAGACGGCGTTGTATAGAAATGGAACACTAGCAAAAATATTGTGTACAATTATTAGTAATTCTACAACATCTTTAGATATTAATCCATTGAGATCTCCATCTCAATCGCCATTCCTAACAGACCTGTCTGGTAGTACTGCTAATGCACTAACAAACTTATCATTTACCACTGCAACGATTCCATCGCCAACAGTGGCTACAACTAGAATTATTAAAACATTTACTATTGTTGCTGGTTCCTGGACTTGGACTTCAGACACAATATTGCCACCATAATGAGATCAGGAGCGGTTTAAATGGCCTATACAATTAACAAATACAGCGGAGAACAATTAATAGTTCTGGAAGACGGAACTATTGATACTTCTACTAGCCTTGGCCTAGTAGGCAGAAACTACGTTGGATACGGTGAGACACAAAATGAAAATTTTGTTTATCTCTTAGAAAATTTTGCTAACGATGCTGCCCCATCTCGCCCACTTGCTGGACAAATATGGTTTAATACTACAAATAATTTAGCCTATGTGTACAACGGTACACAATGGGTAGTAATCGGAGCAGCACTATTAAGTGCAACTGCGCCAGCTGATCCAAGTATAGGTTCACTATGGTTGAGAACACCAGACACTACATTGTTTATTTGGACTGGTTCGGCTTGGACATTTATTGGTCCTGAAGGAGTACCTGGGTTTGGAACTACTAGAGCTCGTTCAGCAGCATTACAGGATGTAGACGGCAACGATCGCCCAGTGATATATTTAGAAACTAACGGAATTGTATTTGCGGTCTGTACTTCGTCAGCATTTGTAATCAACCCAGCAAATACGATCTCTGGATTTTCAAATACATTAATTGCCGGTATTAATCTTTCAAACGCAACTAAAATTGGTGGCGATGTTACTGGTAATGCAGGTAGTGCAACTAGATTAGAAACTCCAAGATTAATTAACGGAATTCCGTTTGACGGTCAAGGTAACATCACAGTTAAATCCTCTACTACTAATAAACTAGTCAAAGGCACATACTTAACTGGTAGTGATTTTGATGGCAGCAGTGAAGTTACACTTTCAGTGGATGCTACATCTGCTAATGTTATCGGTAAAGTAGTTGCAAGAAATAGTGCTGGTGGATTTGCTGCTGGTACAATTACAGCAGATTTAGTTGGTAACGTAACAGGCGATGTAACTGGATCAGGAACTAGTTCTTTTAATATTGTTACAGCAAATCAATTTGTTGGCGCAACACTTACAGGTAATGCATTTTCAGCTAGTCAATTACAGGTTGCTCGCAGAATCAACGGTGTATTATTTGACGGAACACAAGATATCACAGTACCATCTAATGCAGAAACACTAACTGGAACGTTTATTAATTCAACAGTTACTGGATCATCATTAACAACTGTAGGTACATTAACTGGTTTATCGATTGCAGATGCTGGAGCTACTATTGGCAGTGGCGGTCAACTAAAGTTATTTGTTGATGCCGGAACCCCTACATTGAGATCTACAACGGGCCAATTAAATTTTGATATTGGTGCTAGCGGTCCTGATGTTTCCTTTGTTAATGCATCGCAGTCAGTGTTATTAGGCGGTCCAAATGCTCCAGCTATTATCGGTGACAATTCAACAAACATTGGTATTGTTGGATATAAATTTAATAACATTTATGCTAACAATTTAGTTGGAAATGCTGATACATCAACACTAGCAACAACAGCAACAAATATCGCAGGTGGCGGCGCAGGATCAATACCATATCAAACAGCAGCTGGCACCACAGCCTTTTTAAATATTGGCGCCAATGGTTATGTATTGAGAGCAAGAACTGGCAATACATTACAGTGGGAAGCATTAAATTTTGAACAATTAAACAAAGGAAGTTATTTAAATTTTGTTAACACTACTACAAGTGCCACAGTAAATTTCTTTAATTCAAATGACCCTGTAACTATTTCTGTAGATGCTTCTACAACTAATACAGCCAGCAAAATTGTTGCTAGAGATGCCAGCGGTAATTTTAGTGCTGGTACAATTACAGCTAATCTAAGCGGAAATGTTACAGGAAGTGTTACTGGTAATGCTTCAACCGCTACAGCATTGCAGACTGCAAGACTGATTAATGGTGTATCATTTAACGGCACTGCCGATATTACAGTAACAGCATTAGATCCTACAAAAGTTGCCAAAGCTGGCGACACAATGACCGGTTACTTAACACTAAACGGTAATCCAGTTAATCCTTTACACGCTACACCAAAGCAGTATGTTGATAGTCGATTACCGCAATACACAATTATTTCTGGTGTAGGTTCTAGTATAGCAGGATTTACAAATATTGTAGGTAGTTTCTCTGATAGTGCAAACTACTTTTATGTATTTCCGCCAGCAGGTAAAACAATGGCAAACCTTGTAGCATTTATTCCTTCAATTAATGTTGTACATTATAATGGCGGCGTAGATAATAACGATTCAATACGTTGTACATATTCATATCTATCAGATAGAATACAAGTTTGGGTACAAAATACAGAACAACGTAACACCCCTGCAGCAAACTACCTAGTGATTTGGAGTTAATAATATGTATTACGTATGTATAGAAAACGGTGCAGTAGTAAGTATAATGTCTTATGAACCTGCAGTACCAGCGGGTGTAACGGTGGTTACAATCACAGACGAGCAACAAGCACAAATACTGGCTCAAACACATAGATTTGATGTTGTTACAAAAACAGTAACACCTGTTGAATCTTCAGAGTTAGCACAGAAAGAACAAGAAAAGAAAAACGGTTTAGAGCTTGAATTTTTAAAAAGCACAGACTGGAAAGTTTTGCGTCATCTAAGACAAAAAGCATTAGGTATTACAACAAGTTTAACAGAAGCAGAATATCTAGCATTAGAAACACAAAGAGATGCGGCTGCAAGTCGCATAGTTTAGGACTAATAAATACAAGCATTGGGCGGAGCTAAAAATGGCATATCAAGTAGATAAATTTAACGGAACATTCCTAGTATCGGTAGAAGATGGAACTATCGATACAACCACAGATCTTCGATTTGTAGGTAAAAATTACGCTGGTTACGGCGAAGTACAAAATGAAAACTTTCTACATTTGTTAGAAAATTTTTCTAACAGTACATCGCCACCTAAAGTAATTAGAGGTCAAATATGGTTTGACAGCGCAAATAACAAACTTAAATTCTATGATGGTAGTAGATACAAAGTTGCCGGCGGCGCCGAAGCAAGTGCTAGTGCACCTTCTGGATTAACTACTGGTGATTTTTGGTGGAACACGTCATCAAAACAATTATATGCTTGGACTGGTACAGACTTTGCCCTAGTTGGTCCAGAAACAAGTCCAGATTTGGGATCCTCAACTGTTGCTGCTTCGGTAGTACAGGACAGTAGTCTTAATTCTCACACTATATTAAAAATGTTCTCTGACAACAAGGTTGTTGGAATATTCAGTAAAGATGCATTTACTCTAGCAGCCGGTAGTGCAATTGAAGACTTTACAGTAATTAAAAAGGGACTTACACTAGCTAAGTCACAGTCAGGCGTAGGCACCGATGATTATGTAATGTGGGGAACTGCTAACAACGCAAATTTCCTAGGCGGATTTGCCGCTAACCAATATTTAAAAATTGGTGAAAACGAATTTACCGAAGAAGTATCATTTAAAGATCCAGGATTTTCAGTTGGCGACGGTAACGATTTACGAATTCGTGTTGAAAACGGCGACGAAGTTATTGTTGAAAACAGATTAGGCAATGATATTACATTTAGAATTACAGTTACAGAAACATCAGACGAACGCGATGTTGCTATTATAAGACCTACAGGAGTAATTCCAGGAAACGACAATGTATACACATTGGGTGTAGTAGGTTCTCGTTGGAACAACATATACTCTACTACAGTTACTGGAAATCTAGTAGGTAATGTAACTGGAAATAGTACTGGAAATCATACAGGTAATGTGTTAGCTACCGACACAACTGTAATGATCAATGCTACAACTAAACAAATTGGTTACACAGGCGCAACACTAGTTGGTACCTTAACCGGTTCTGTAACTGGTTCAGCAGCATCTGCAACTAATTCAAGTAAACTAAATGACCTAAGTCCTTCGATTACAGTGCCTGGAGGCGGACTAGCAAGTATTCCTGTTCGTGATACTAGCGGAAATATTACAGCGGTGCAATTTGTTGGTACATCTGATAAGTCAGATAGAATCAGAATCAACAATTCTGCAACAGATCCTACTATAACTGGAAATATATCTGCTGCACCAACTGCTGATCAATATAGAACAGCAATGACAACACAAACCGCTTGGACAATTGCTGCTAGAGATGGTAATGCCGATTTAACAGCTAGAGTATTCAACGGTACTGCAACTTCAGCAAGATACGCTGACTTGGCAGAAAAGTATCTAGCAGATCAAGAATATGAAGTAGGCACAGTGGTAATGGTAGGCGGCGAAGCTGAAGTTACTGCTAGTGTTCAAGGTGCTCGAGCAATTGGCGTTGTAAGTCAAAATCCAGCATTTATGATGAACAGCGAATTAGAAGGTGGTACATATATTGCTCTTAAAGGCCGTGTTCCTGTTAAAGTATTTGGTCCTGTAACTAAAGGTGACAGACTGATTGCTGATAATAACGGATGTGCAATGGCATTAAAAGCAGTCCATCCAGAAACATTTGCAATTGCACTAGAAACTAATTTAGACAATGGCGAAAAAACAATAGAGGCATTGGTATTATAAAATGACTACCGGATCAGACATCACAGCAGTTGGATTTAAAACAATTCAAGACAAGGCCGACTCGCTTTTAGGTACTGGTGCTGGATCAAGAGGATATAATCTACCGATATTGTCAACAGATTACAGTCCTGGTACTAGGATTGAACAGGAACAATGGAATCGATTAAAATACGATATCATTAATCTTAAGTTTCATCAAGACGGTGTACCGCCTCCGATTGTATCAGTTAATGCTGGAGATTTAATATCTTTTGGTGCTGCTTCTCCAAACAGTAATTATAATACATTGTTAGAATCTGCGATTGCTAACAGATTTAATATTGGAGCTGCACACGCTTCAGTATCAGCTATTTCTACAAAAAGTTATTCTTCTGCTTGGTCGTCGCAAGCAACGTGTATAATTGATGCCACATTCTCATCTTATGATCAAGCTAGATATTTTTTTAATCGTGGCGGAAAAATAAGAATTACTTCGGAACTAGTAGGCGGCAGTGCAACTCAACAGGTTAACGCCTGGAGAAACTTTTTAAGTTCTGTTGGAATGATTGAGTTTGGTGGCGGCACAAATTATAATGATTTAAATATAAATTTTTATACATTAACTACATCGTATCAAACGTTTTATCAATCTTCTTTAAGTACTCCTTATTCAGCAAACAATTTTAGATTAAGAGCAAAATATAATACCAGCACTAATATACTTTCTATAGAAGTATCATTAAACGACTCTTATGTTGATAGCGGTCCGACTCCGCCAGGTGATACAGTTGATGGTACTCTTAATATCTATTTTGAACAATTAACAGCAGCCGGAGCACTTTATCTTTTGGGAGATGAAATAAATAGCCCGTCAAGTACATTTAGCGGAATTACTCCTAGCTATTCTGTTTCAAATATTACTGCTTCGTAATAGTGTAAATAAACAATGAATTTGTTAGGGTAAATTATGGCAGTTAATGATACAATTAGAGAATCCGATTACAACAATATTAGAAATAAAATTGTTAACGTAATTGGCACAGGTGCCGCCGAATCTGGTTGGGGACAAACTTTAGTTAGTTCTGCTGTAGCAACAGGAAATCCTGTAACCATAAACGAATGGGGCAAGCTTCGTTATGATATTATTAATGCCTACAAACATATTTACGGAACAACTCCAACAACAGTACAACCTGCAGAAGGAAACACTGTAAGATACAGTAATACTTTTGTACCAAATACTACAACAGATGCACCAGTAACACAATATAATACCTATGTTGATACAATAGTAACAAATAGATTTACAGTTCATTCGAGCCAGGCATCTACGTTTTCGTATCCAGCAACATCAGCTACTTGGCCAGGAGCTCTTGGTTCGTACTGGACTAGTAAAATTCAAGCTACGGTAACTGCTAGTTGGCCAACTGCCGAAGCTGCTAGAAAGTTTTTTAATGCAGGCGGTGAAATAAGATTTTCGTCTGCAAGAACTGGCGGTTCATCAACATCGCAGTGTGTGGCGTGGACTAATTTATTAACCGCAGCCGGCACTAGAGCGTTTGGCGGAAATAAACCAAATGCATCTTTTGGAGTAATGGACGGCCAGAATTATTTTAGACTTACTAGCACACATCAAGTATGGTCATCTAATTTTTCTTCTTCCCCGTACGGAACTAATAATTTTAGAATATCGGCTAGATCACCAGGCGTTGCTAATAATAGTTTAGGAACTTCGGCCTCAGTTGAATTTTTAATTGAGTGGATTGATGCTTATACGGATCCAGGCAATTATCCATTAGATACTCCAAATACCATTGATGCAGTTGACGGTACATTCTCTTTATCAGTGTCGTATCTATATGCTTCTGGAGTATTAGAGCCTCCAGGTACAGGCAATTTTACAGTTAGTCAACCAACTGTAACTATTGGAGCAATTACTCTTTAAAATTTTTCTCTCTACTAACATAGCCTATAAATAAACTGCTATGTTAATCAAGGAGAAACAATGCAAGAGCAACTCAAAAAAGCTCTAGAGTTTTCACAATACAAGCAAACTCTATCAATCCAACGAAAACTTCTTAAAGAAAAAATTGAAGCCAAATTAACTTTTGGGTTTGGCGGTGGCATCTTTAAAATTGATAGAACACTTATTACCTTTGTGCAGATGCTAGTAGATCAAGGAAGGACTGCGGGCGTAATACTATTAGATCAAAATGAAAATCCAATTCTAGTTGAAGATTTAGAATCTTTTAAGGATGAAATTTTGGATAGATATTTTACTTCTACTAACGAATACTTTGAACAGTACCAGGCACTTAAAAAAAGTCGATCTGTTGAGAAATTATTAGAAGTATGACACACGGTATCTTAATGTATGCTCATAACAACCGAACAGTTGATTATGCGTTAATGGCAATTATTTCTGCAGGGCTTGCTAAAAAACATTTAAATGTTCCTGCATCGCTAATCACAGATGCATCGACAATTAATTGGATGAAAGAATCAAACATATATTCTAAAGCTACTGAAATATTTGAGCACATTATTGAAGTAGATCGTCCTATTACAGATAACAAAAGACGCCTCAATGATGGCTTAGATAATACTACAGTTCCTTTTGTAAACTCAAATAGATGTTCTGCTTGGGAATTAACACCCTACGATAGAACATTATTAATTGATACAGATTTTTTAATTTTGTCAGATCGATTAAATGAGTATTGGAACGTTGAGGATGACGTTTTAATTGGCGATGCTATTAACGATATTTACAGTCAGCAACGTGTTGGCTATCACGACAAATATGTGTCTGACACTGGAGTTAAACTATACTGGGCTACTACTGTAATGTTTACAAAAAATCAACAGAGTAAATTTTTCTTTGAGATGGTAAACTATATTCGAGACAATTATAAACACTATGCCGATCTTTTTAGATTTGATAGTCGTCAATATAGGAATGATATTTCTTTTAGTGTGGCCAAACACATTTTACAGGGGTTTGAACAAGATTCTACACAATCGTTGCCGCCAGTGCTAACAGCATTAGATAAAGATGTGTTATATGATGTAGACAACAATCAGTTAAAATTTTTAATTAACTATAATTTAGATACAAATTTTTGTGCTGCTAATATCTCCGGAGTCGATGTACACGTTATGAACAAACAGAGTATTATTAGAAACAAAGATAAGTTATTAGGAATGCTATGAAATTTGGTTACTTGTTAGTAGTAGCAGAACACGAAACAGTTGATTATCTTCAATTGGCCTATGCATTGGCATTGAGTATTAAACATACTCAAAAGCCTGGATATGATCAAGTCGCTCTAGTAATTGACGATGCAAGTAAAGTTAAAAAACTTAATTCTGCTTGGGTATTTGATCACGTAATTGAATGGAACAAAGAAACCTTTTGGGATGGACGCAGTTGGATGGACGAGCTTACACCATTTGACGCAACTGTATGCCTTGACGCAGATATGTTGTTTACTAGGGACTACAGTCATTGGGTTGATTATTTTTTAGAAAATTGCGAGCTGTATGTTCCAAATAAAAGTTATACATACCGAGGTGAACCAGTAACTAGTGATGAATATAGAAAAACATTTACTAAAAACAAGTTACCGAATTTATATTCAATGTATACTTTTTTTAAAAAGGATTCTGAATTAGCCAAAGAATTCTTTAATCTAGGTAGACAGATAATTAAAAATCCTATCGAATTTACTAATTTATTTTTAACTGAATATAAACCAAAAGTAGTTGGCACGGACGAAGCATTCGCATTAAGTGCAAAAATATTAGATGTTGCTGATATTATTTCGTACGATTTAGATTTTCCTAAATTAGTTCATATGAAACCATTGGTGCAAAACTGGCCGTGGCCTGCTGAAAAGTGGTCAGATCACACAGGCATTTATATTAACAAACAAGGTAAAATAAAAATAGGAAATTATCAACAACACAATATTGTACATTATGTTGAAAAAGATAGAATTAATACTGAGATAGTTAATATCCTAGAGGAATTAGTATGGAAGAACTAATGGATTTTGACGAATGGTTACGCAATTATAAACCAGCTGATCCGGAGTATGTTGCAGTTTTTGATCCGCATACAGGTTCGGTGATTAGTGTTGGACCAGTACACGCATTTGTTGACGAAAAAAATAAAATTCCTGTTGATCGAGAAACAGCAGAATCTATAATAGAAGGTAAAATTAAAATAGGATCTTGCGTTATTGATCTAAGTGCCAATACTTTACAGATTGCAGAAATAAAAAATATTTTTAAAATTGACGATGTGTTACATCGAGTTGTCAGTAAAGAATATGCAGATTTTGATAAACCAGATCTTTTTATTACACACAATTCCAAAAAGAAAAATTTAAAAATTGAGCTATCTGAAGAATATGGCGGTACTAAAAAACTAGCCAAAAAGTTTCAACCAGTTACTGCTAAACGGATAATTTGGGATGGACAGACTGAAATGGATTTTTTAATTACCGATTATAACGATCCAAACGTGCTTTATGAAATGATTTCTGTTAAAATTAATGATCTAGTAGGAAAGTCTAAAATAGTTGAGGATATAGATCACATTAGTTTTAGTGTTTATACACGTAGACTTTTTAAAAATTGTGTAATTGAATATAAATGAAAACAGTTGAATTTGATATCGTATTTCTAAGTTACGACGAACCTAATGCAGATCTGCACTATGCAGATTTGTGCAACAAGGCTCCTTGGGCAAAACGTATACACGGAGTCAAAGGTAGCGATGCCGCACACAAAGCCGCAGCAGAATTATCAGAAACAGAATGGTTTATTACAGTGGATGCAGACAACATTGTAGATCCTAGATTTTTTGATTTAGATCTAGATATGACAGATCCTAAAATTCAAGTCTACGGCTGGTGCGGCCGTAACAGCATTAATGGTCTACGTTACGGTAACGGCGGATTAAAAATCTGGAAGAAAGACTTTGTACTTAATATGAAAACCCACGAAGCTAGTAACAGCGATCGGGGCCAGGTTGATTTTTGTTGGGAAGAAGGTTACCGTAATTTTCCTAGAGTGTACAGTGATAGCATTATTACAGGATCACCATTTCAAGCCTGGCGAGCAGGATTCCGCGAAGGCGTTAAGATGACACTACTCGATGGAGTTAAAGTTCCTCCGCAAGAAATCAAAGAACGTATTTGGTGGCATAACATTCATAGACTGCGTATGTGGTCAACTGTTGGCGCACACGAGGAAAATGGATTGTTTGCAGTATTAGGTGCTCGCCAAGGAACATTTATGGCCAACTGTACAGAATGGGACTATGTACAAGTTAGAGATTTTGAAGAGCTGCGTCGACTCTATAATGAAACAATTAAGGATATAGAAAGCAGTCCATTAAAAATAATTGAAATGATTACAGACCTAGGTGAATTGCTTAAAACACAACTAGGATTAGATTGGCCTAACTTTGATGCACAGCAGAGCAAATATGTTTTAGATTTGTACGACGAAACTATTAATTTAAACAATACCTATTATCAGCAATGTACGATATAATTTTTATCAGCTATCAAGAACCAAATGCAGATATAAACTTTGCTAAACTTAAAGCACGGTTTCCTCGTGCCCAACGAGTACACGGAGTTAAGGGTATACATCAGGCACATATAGCAGCCGCAAAGAAATCCTTTACTAAAATGTTCTGGGTAGTTGACGGTGATGCAGAAATTGTAGATACATTTAATTTTGATTATGTAGCAGATGATTGGAGTCAAGAATGTGTACACGTTTGGCGCAGTATAAATCCAGTTAATGGATTAGAGTACGGCTACGGTGGAGTTAAACTACTGCCAAAAGCATTAACGGTAAAAATGGATATAACAAAACCAGATATGACTACAAGTATTAGTCCTTTGTTTAAAGCCATTGATGAAGTAAGCAATGTTACAGCGTTTAACACAGATCCCTTTAATAGTTGGAAATCAGCATTTAGAGAATGTTGTAAACTTGCCAGCAAGCTAATTGACAGACAGGATAATGCAGAAACAGAATTACGATTGGATCGCTGGTGTGTAGTTGGCAGTGACCTTGACGCAATCGCTGGTGCTCGCGATGGCCGCGCCTACGGCACGACTCATAAAGATGACCTTGAAGCATTGAAAAAAATTAATGACTTTGATTGGTTAAAGGAACAGTTCGATGCAAGACGTATCAAGGATTAAAAAGTTTATTCCTATTATGAATGAAATTAGCCCAACGTTTTGTTTGGCTAAGTGGCATCACACAACTATCTATTTAGGTACTGGAGAAACGCACAGTTGCTATCATCCTGCTCCACACAAGATCCCCTTAGATGAAATTATCATCGATGCCAGTGCTTTACACAATACAGAACAAAAAAAGCACGAACGATTAGAAATGCTCAATGGCGGTAAACCCAGCGGCTGTAACTATTGTTGGAATATTGAGGCAATGGGAGATGACTATATTAGCGATCGCAAAGAGCGCAACGCTAGTATCTATACCCCAGAACGATATCAACAAATTAAAGACGGTGATTGGGATCAAAACATTAATCCGCAATATATTGAAGTTAGCTTTGGTAACGAATGTAATTTCAAATGCGGATACTGCCATCCTAAACATAGTAGTGCATATTACAAAGAAATTAAAGATTATGGTCCCTACACCGCAGTTAAAAATCACAGAAACGATATCGACTGGTTTCAAATTTACGAAGAGGAAACTAATCCGTATGTAGAAGCTTGGTGGAGATGGTGGCCCGAAGCACGTAAGACATTAACAATTTTACGCATCACCGGCGGTGAACCGTTATTACAACAAAGCACTTGGCGACTATTAGATGATCTTGAAGTTAATCCCTTGCCTAATTTAGAATTAAACATTAACAGTAATTTTGGTGTCAAACCTGTATTAATCGACAGACTTGCAGAAAAAATAAACAAGTTATTAGCTAAAGGTGCTATAAAAGATTTTAAGATTTTTACCAGTATTGATACTTGGGGTGCTCCTGCGGAATACATTCGTACAGGTTTAGATTTAACTGTATGGGAAAGAAACTTAGACACATATCTTACTAAAACATTTTTGCCTGTTACTTTTATGATAACTTTTAATATCTTAACAGTACCAAATTTTCAAAGTCTATTAGAAAAGATCCTAGAATGGCGTGTTAAGTATAATGGGTTTGAGCAAGACAAGTGGCAGCGTATTCGCTTTGATACTCCGTTTTTGAAGGAACCATTACAATATGATATGAATTTATTGCCTAAAGATAAATTTATGCCGTATATGAAAAACCACCTAGACTTCATTCTAGCCAATTTAGACGATAAAAACCGTAGTAAATTCAGTGAGTTAGAGTACGAAAAATTCCTAAGAGTTGTAAAATATATGGAAACGACCATATACACCCAGGAACGCCTGTTAGAAGGCAAAAGAGACTTCTTTAATTGGTTTACTGAATATGACCGTAGACGCGGTACTAATTTTAAAACTACCTTTCCAGAATTAGTTGAATTTATGGAGCAATGTAGTGCAGTGGAATAAACCAGTTCTAAGTACCGAAGAGCAGCAGCGTATTTGGTTTGGTGACGTTGAAGTGTTTGTCAACGACGAAAATTTAAAACCCGACTGGGTGCAAAATCCAGCATTGAATTCTGAATTTATTGTTAAACGAAATAAACCTAATCTATTAATTGTAATAGGTGAAAGTTGGGCATATGGTGAATCTTTAAAAGATGTAGCTACCGGTTTAGGACGATATAGCCTATCGTCGCAACTTGCTGGTTGTTTTGGACCTAGAATGGCACTGATGAAGGACTGTGATTATTATCAATATGCTGTTCCGGGTAATTGTAACTTTTATATGTTTCAAGAATTACCAAGAATTTTAGAATATGTAAGTACACTTGGATATAACAAAGTATATGTGTGTATGCAAATGACAGAACCTGCTAGGGAAATGTCTATTGCACAAAAATTAATTGATACTCCTTTAAATGTTTTTTATCAAAGTTCTGAAAAGATTTCTTTTAAGAATTGGTTAAAGCAATATGACGAAGTATTTTTTAAATGGTTTGATCAAATAATTAGTTCTTATAAAACTAAATGTAACATTGTTGATTCTATTATTTGGAAAAATTTTTGTTGTACAAATACAGATGTTAGATACAATTCGTTTAAAGTAGTAGAACAGAGCTGGATACAATATTCGGCAAGAATAATGGGACAGCATTTAGATATGCCGGAGTTTTATTCAATTGGTTGGTTATCATCAATGCAAGAATGTTTTAGTAAGCGAATAACATTTGATATTCCGTATCTAAATCGTCAGGTTGATATCATAGAAAAATCAAATAAATTCCTTACAGGCAATGTGTATCATTTCCCTCACCCGAATGAAATTGCTCATATGCTTTGGGCGCAGTATCTAGTTAAAGAAGCAGGGTGGATTAATGGAATCTAAAACTATCTGCATTTATCCCTGGATACACATTTATGCTAATCCAAACGGATCAGTATTGCCCTGTTGTGTGGCCGATCCGCACAAACATATGGGCAATGTTCGAGATAACACAATAGAAGAAATCTGGAACGGCGATCAATATAAAACAATGCGTCAAAAAATGTTAGCCGGCGAACGTTGCGAAGAATGTAGTGGTTGCTATCGACAAGAAGATAGCGGAATTGAAAGTATACGGCAGGGTAAAAATAAAACATATAGTGAGCATATGCATCTAATCAATGATACAAATCCAGACGGATCATTGAATGCAATGACTCTTAAACATTTTGATATTCGTTGGAGTAACATCTGTAATTTTAAATGTCGCAGTTGTAGCAGCACTTATTCGTCAACCTGGGCGCAAGAAGATAATGCCAACGGACATAATAAACCTGTTTACATAATTGCTGGTGGCGATAATAACGATACACTCTACGATCAATTTGTTCCGCACTTTGCTGATATTGAAACTTTTTACTTTGCAGGTGGAGAACCACTAGTAACTGACAAACATTATGATATTTTAGAACACCTAATATCTATTGGTCGAACAGATGTTAAAATAGAATATAACACAAATTTAAGTATTTTAAAGTATAAACAAAAATCAGTAATTGACCTTTGGAAACATTTCTCTAATGTGCTTGTTCGAGCTAGTATTGACAGCTGGGGAGAACGTGCAGAATTTATACGAGAAGGAACTGAATGGGCAGTAATTGAAAACAACATACGTACAATACAAAAAGAAGTTCCACACGTTAAATTAGAAACTGGATCTGTAATTTCAGTTTTTAATATGTACACTATTCCAGAATTTTTAGATTATTTGTTTAAGAATAAGTTGTTTAATCAGCAGACATATTCTCCATATTTTTATAATATTATTACTCCAGAAATCTTTAGTGCAGATATTTTAGATAACAATATTAAAAATCTAATTATTAATAAACTGTCGTCGGTTGATTACGGAGAAAAAATAAATCGGCAGATACAGAAGGTAATTACCTATGTTAAAAATTCTACGTATAATCCAGAATTAAAAGAACAATTTTTAAATAGTACTTTCTATTTTGATAACATTAGGAATAGAAACTTTTTAGAAACTTTTCCTGAATTAAATTATCTCTATTGATTGCGATTCTTTAAATGTTACAGCTTTCTTTAATAGCTGCATTTCTTCAAATGACAAATTCCAAATAGCAAACTCTTTTTTTGTATTTTCTATTTTGTCTAAGATAAACTTAACAAAGTTTTCTTGTACTTCTTTAACACGCTGATCTGTTTCTCTTTTAAATTGATGATCTGTAAATGTTTTTGTTAAGAATAGATAATGTTCTGCCGGATTCGGATGCCCATCGGAAAATTTATTTTTAAACAAATCTGCTTCTTTTAACAATTTGTTATTATAGATATTATTGTTCCATAGTTGTTTAAAAAAACTAGGTTGTATATCAGCTAGATCATTTTTATAAAGTTTGCAAAGCTCTTGATGTTTATTAGCCTGCTGTGCTTCAATTGAAAAAGAACTTCCTTGATCTATTTGTTCAGCAATATCGCACATTGATAGCATATGATATTGACACTGTATGTTTTGTAATAATTGACGAGCTAGGTGAATTGACGCAAAATCTCTAACCATATATCCTAAAGGGTCTGCCCAATCTTTAATAAATTTTTCGTCAAAGAAATTTTGAGTGTATATATTGCCTGGAGTAACCCATCCTAATTTTCTCCATCGATCCTCACGGCATACATTAGTCCACGATACTATTACTAGATCATCCTTAGTAATGTTATGCTTAAGATGTGCCTGCACAAGTGAATTAACAATGTACTGATTCCCAGCACCGCACTTACCGTAGTTATAGAAAGGAATATCTAAATCGTATGCAACAATTTCTGGCCAAGTAGACCAAAAGTATTCTGTAAAACTACATCCAAATGCAAACAGTCTAGAAACTGGTCTATTAATTAATTTCATATCTCTTATCAAGATCTTTTAAAAACGATACAAGTTTATCTTTGCTGTAAGACGAATTTACCATTGTTGTAAAATTATGCATTAATATTTCTTTATTTTTAAATCTCCAAGCAATTTGTTCTTCTCTAGACATTGCTTTTAATTTGTTTACAGTGTTAGTTATTGATTCTAGTAATTTTTTATATCTTAGCACAGGATCTTTTTCAAAATCAAAACTTAGATCAAACCACTCATCATAGAGTTTATATCCTATTTCTTTTAACTTATGATTGCATCCGGGCTGACCGTAGATAATTACTGGTTGAAAATATGCAATGGGTCTAAAGGTTTTTTCACTATAAAACATTGTTGTTTCGTTATGATCTAATACTAGTGTTTCGTTAACAATTTGAAATAATGTACTGTCGTGAATATGTCGATAGGGAGTATTAATTGCCCAATTACTGTTAAAGTCATCTCGATCAACTACTTTTGGTAATGTTTTAGTCCATTTAAAAAATTGTTTAGGTTCAACATCTGCAAGCCCGTAGTTAATTAACCATTGACCAATAAACTCTTTATGAACAGCAAATTTATCGTGACTAATAAGTCCGTGTTCTGCAATCTCTGACTGGCACAGTAAAAAGGTGCCGATAGTCCTGTATATCCGATTTACTCTGCTTAAACTTGAAAAGAATTTATCTTTAAAATGTTCTTTACATTTGTCAATGGCTGTGCGTAACTGCGACTCTGCTTCTTCTTTTCCTTTCCGATCGTCTATGGCCAGTACCTGTTCAAACGATAAAAAAGAAAATACATTAAATGGCGAGTAATTTTTTTCTTTAGCATACTGTTGTATATTTTTTTCGTCTTGAAGATTAGACGAAACATAAATGATCATTCCCGGGTCAACCTTGTATTTTTGACAATTAAAATACAACATCTCAAAAAAAGGAAATTCTGCAGTGGGACTAAATCCTTCTGTACTAGCGTCAAATACAAAAAATGATTTTTTGTCCTGCATCTTTTTGAGATGCACAGGATCTATAAATTGAAATATATCGCTGTTAGGTGACCACTTAGGATACTGTAACAATCCGTGAACATATGAAAAATTTCTAAGATTGTTAAATTCATTTTGGTGTTCTATAAATGCGTGCCTAACTAACACAGTAAACACAGTACCTGCACAGCTTTGAATATAGTTGTTGGTACTAATGGAATTCACAATCATTTGCATATAAAAATTATCTCGGGTAAATATGGTATTATATTTATTGGAGTGGTTGATGCGTATTGGTTTTATTGGGGTGGGTAAATTAGGAATGCCTTGTGCAGAAGCAATGGCACAGAAAGGACATACCATTCTAGGCTATGACATAGAACAACGAACCAGCAATTACGTTACAGTTGTCGACTCAATTAAAGAATGTGTAACGGATCAAGACATTGTGTTTATCGCAGTCCCAACTCCACACGATCCAGCATACGATGGCAGAGACCCCACAGCTCACCTTAAACCTAAAGATTTTAATTACGACATTGTTAAACAGTGTTTAATAGAAGCTAACAAGTATATGAATAAAAGTCAATTGTTAGTTTTAATTTCTACAGTATTACCGGGAACAACTAGAAGAGAATTCGTTCCATTAATATCTAATACTCGATTTATTTACAATCCTTATCTTATTGCAATGGGATCAGTGTCTTGGGATATGGTTAATCCCGAGATGGTTATGATTGGAACTGAAAACGGAAAATTAACAGGTGATGCTCAAGAATTAATGAGTTTTTACGAAACCGTAATGGAAAACAATCCAAGGTACGAAGTTGGTACCTGGGACGAATGTGAATGCATCAAGGTATTTTATAATACATTTATTAGTGCAAAAATTGGTCTTGTTAATATGATACAAGATGTAGCAGTAAAACAAGGGAACATTAATGTTGATATTGTAACTAATGCATTAGCTAAGTCTACAATGCGTATTATGGGTCCACAATATATGAAAGCAGGAATGGGCGACGGCGGTGCTTGTCATCCCAGAGATAACATTGCCTTGCGATATCTAGCACAAGAACTGAATTTAGGATATGATTTGTTTGATTCTATAATGACAGCTAGAGAAATACAGGCAAAAAATTTAGCATTAGAATTAGTCAAACACGCTAAAGAAAATCGTATGAGTATTTTTATTCACGGTAAGGCATATAAGCCTGGAGTAGAATACTGCGATGGAAGTTACAGTTTATTAATTGGTCACTATTGTAAGGAGTTAGGATATACTCCTACCTACATTGACCCGTTAACGGGTGATAACATAGAAGGTTGTTACGGTGTAGTACTGTTAGCACACAATAGAAAAGTAACGTACGAATATCGCGGATTTAGAGAAAATCAAAATTTATACTGCAACATAGAAAAAGGGTCGATTGTAGTCGACCCTTGGAGAACATTTGAATCAACTGATCACACAGTTGTTCATTACGGCAATACTAGAGAATCGATTTAGTCGAATCTCCAATATCTTTTTTAAGCCTTTCAATATCGATCTTAAAGTCGATTTTCTTAATTTCTTCTTTGTACTCTGCTAGTGTGTCTAGCAGCTTATCTGCAATGGAATCAGGATCAGTTTCATTAAGCTGATCTTTGATATTAATCTGCCATACTCTGCCATCGGCAAACTCTAGATGTACCATTTCTAGATATGCCACTGGCATAGTATTCATATAAAGATCTTCAAATACTTCTGGCCATTCCTTGACAAGATGTCTTGGTGGTCTGAACAAAGGATTAGGCATCAGCAGATTCTTTTACCTTTGCTGTTTTCTTTTGTGGAGGATCAAGTTCATCTGCTTGTTTACGAAGTTGTGCAGCTTCTTTATATAAAGCATCTGCTTGACTTCTATAAGATTTAGCAATGTCTTTGTCTGTTAATACTTCGTTAGATGCTGCTTGTGCTCTTACCGGAGCAGGAACATCGGGATCGACATTCGGTGCTAGGTCAGTTACTTTAGCAATATCTTCAACTACTGCATCAGATTTTTTTGGAGCTCCTGATACAAAAGTATACAAGTCATCAACTGCACAATTTTTTTGCTCTGCAATCAACGCATTGAGCTGATGTAGGTCAATCGAATCCTGTGTGTTAGGAGTCATAACTACTAAGTCCGTTGGAACTTTTTGTAATCGATTGTCTGCTTGCATTGCCTGTAACATTGGTCGACCATCTGGAAAAGTACGAGTGAACATAATTTCGCCAAACTCAAATGCATCTTGTGCTTGATCGGTTTCAACCACAGTCATAATACTATCGTGATATGAATCTGATAAATTAGCAACCGGAAGAACCAATGCCATATTTGCTTCGCCTGGCAATGTACGGAAAACAACAAGAAGTTTAGCCCCTGTGTTTTTCATTCTGCCAATGTGTTTTAATGACCTAGACATATTATGCCTCCTTTTTAGCTACAGATTCAAGGAAGGTATTTAACTTATTAAAAGTCTTACCTACTGCCTCTAGTTCTGCTGCTTTAAACGCTCCTCGCTGTGTTGCAACTTCTACAATACTTTTTAGAGCAACTAGGTCACTGATATTTAAATCAGCTGACGCTGGCTGCGGTGCTTCTGGTGCCTGAGCAGGTTGGGTTGCTTGGGCAGTTTCTTGTGTGTCTTTAATTTCGTCTGACATCAATTTCTCCTTAAATTTGAACAGGCTAACATAAAGTATGTTAATTCTTTTTGATCTTCAAACCCTACAAATATGGTAGATTTTAAATTACCACTTTGATCGATACTTGGACTTCTAACTAAACAATAACGGCCTTTTAATTTAGTTTTAATCCAGTCTTCAATTCCTTCAAAAATTTCAGATTCTGTAATCTTTATTTTTGAAAAATGCGGAGGCAAAGTTTTTAATTTTCTTTGCTTCAACACGTCTATAGGATTTAACTCAAACATCGTAAAAATATTTATATGGGTATATTATTCTGGTAGGGATTCTTGGCTTAATCTTTTGGCAAGAGCTTTATTATAACCTAATTTTTTAATATCGCCTGAAAACAGGTATAATTCAAAGGCTGCTTTTTCTTTTAAAACCACAATATACTTCTTTGTTATGTAAAATGGTGAATCGATAAAGTTGTCTAACCAAACTAGAACCTGCGGAGTAAATGCAAACTCTTTAGGAAATTCTATTTTGTATGTTTTTATTTTAGCATACTCTTCAATAAATTTCAAGGCTTCTTCAGTCAATCGAAGACCGCCTTGATCTTTGTGACGGAAGTTCCACCACCATATGCCTTTGTACTGTTTAATGTTTGAGTCAGTGGCTTCTAAATTTGCCGCCTGTAAGAATACCCTAGTATAGGTATCCTTGATGTCCATTTATTTTACCTCTTCGCCTGTTGTCAGTTTATAAACTGCGAAGTCGTTGGTCTTGAATAATTTGTTTAATTTTTTAGCAAGGTTATGTGCGTGTCCGGGATTACTAAAACTTACCTTCTTGTATTTAGGTCCTGGGTAGCTGGCAACCAAGCTGCCACTTTTAAGGTTAAATGGCTGCCCTTTGTAGAATACTGCCCAGATGGCTTCACTATCAAGGATCTGTTCAACTTTAAAGTTTTCCTTGTTAGCGTATTCTAGCAATATTCTAGGTTTTGGTCTACTCATATATACGTGTTTCCTAATTAACCACGTATATATTTATCTTTGTTAGAACGTCCCGCCGTCGAACTTTACGTCGATTTTAGTAGTTGATTCGCGAATATCGGCTAGCATAGCGTGTATTTCCTGCACAGTTTGACCCAATTTGGAGGTCAAAATAGCTAATTCTGTAGTTAGGTCACGTGCTTCTTGAATTGATATGCGAATATCTTTTTGTTGCGACTTTTCTGCAGCCGCTACTCGTTGAATTAACTTTTCTACACTAGGTAAGTTAGTTGGAATATTATTTTGAGACATTTGATAGTACCTGTTTCATTTCAAGTTCAGTTTTAAAAGGTCCTTGATATGTGTATCTCTGCAAGGTAATTAATTTAGGACAAAAGGACTTGACCCAACCTTTATCAAATTTAATTACATAATATCCTGCGCAGTAAAGACTTTTTGAATCTTCGCTTTTAGTAAACAATGGTAACTTTTTACGAATGTCAAACATTGCATTGTGCGGAGTAGTACTTGTAGTATATCCGTGTACTTCGTTTGGCAACGCATTGTTTGATTCTTTAACAATTTTTGCAATAAAGAATCCTTTGCCAAATTTCTTAGTAAGGCTTTCTTTATTATCGTAGATTTCAATTCCGTCTTCGTTGCTCATAACAAACCGATTATCTTCGTTCTTTCGAAGTGTTGCTACTTTCTCACCGTCTTGTTCAACAATCCAAAATTTGTCGTTGATAATTGGTTTAGCGTGTAAGTCTGTCATAGGACCCTCCCAGCAATTTTTAGTTTTTGATTCACAAGTTGATTCATAACGACACAGTTTCATTTACATATCTCGCATTTAATGGTTCAGCATAACTAGCTGCCTGATCCGCAATTTTTTTCAAATCGTATAAGTGACAAAATTTCATAAGTCTAATGCCAACCTGTGTGACATTTTTATTAGCACTAGTTGCCGCTGCAATTGTTTCTGTGATAATATTGCGAATGTCTGCAGGCTGATGTGATAGATCAATTAGTCGACGATTGCGTTCGTAATCTTCTAACACACGATGCTCTTTGCCTTCGTGATCAGTCCAGCGTTGTAACATTAGATTATTCCAGTTGTATCCTTTAGTAAGTCGATCTTCAAACGCTTCTGTGAGACCAACTTTTTTACTAGTGCCTTTAGTACGCACTCCGGGGTAAGCACTGAACACATTATCGCTAGTGTCGCCACGCATACATTTCTCAAACAGTAACCATTCTGGATCGGGTGCTACTTTAGGTAACTGTGTTTTCTTGTCAATAATTGGCTTACCTTTGTCGTCAAAGTAACCTTCGTGTGTAATTGTAGTTTCCATTACACCGTTATATTGTTTAACATTAGGAGCAATTAACTGTACAAAATCTGTATCAGTTGAAATAATAACGTGATTATCGTTTGGATGACTTTGAATCCAGCCAGCAATTAAATCATCTGCCTCTAGTTGCGGATGTTGCATAACTGTACAATTAGTTTTTTCAGCAATAAAATCTTTAAAAGTATCAAATGCTTCCCAGAATACTTTTTCTTCTTCTTGCTCTCGTTCGTTGTGTGCCGCACGGGCATCACTGCGATTACGCTTATATGGCTCGTAGTAATCTTTGCGCCAGCTTCTACCTTCTAAACAGAAAATAACGTGACTGCCTTCAAACTGCTGCCACGCTTTTCTAATTGAGTTTAGGGTAATATGAAACGCCATACCGAGTTTAATATCGGCATCGCCATTGATAACGTGCCTTGCACGGAAAAACGTGTTAGCAGTATCAACTAAGATATATGTCATTGATTATTCTTCTTTACACTCTGTATGTCTA